GCCACACATGACGAGAGCACCAAAGATAACGAGCGAGCGCCCTAGCCAAGTAGAGCGTGAGTGCCAGATGACGTAAGCGAGCCTAGTCGAACGAGTGCACCCTAGGAAATGAGTGAGCCTAACGAAGGAAACGTACCAAACTAAGAGAGCGAGCCGTGGCATGAAGAGTGTGCCCAACTTGATGAGCGAGCCTTAGAAAAGGAGAGGCCCCGAAAGGGGCCTTTTCTTCCCCTTGACTTAAGTAGGGAGCGCCGCTATATTCCGGGCCACCTTACTCAAACGGAGTACCAAAATGCCTAAGCATCGTCGAACCGGCGACTACCAGCCGGTCAAGTCCCAGCCCAACTACTTTGTTTTCGTGTATGGCACGCTCAAGCAGGGCGAGCGCAACCACCGCCTGCTGGCCAACGCCGAGTGCTTCGGCGAGGCCACCACCTGCTCGCAGTTCAAGATGTATAGCGTTGGCTTCCCGGTCCTGATGGCCGCCAACGGCGACGGCCGGCCAACCGGCCTGGTGCGCGGCGAGGTTTACAGAGTAACCCGGAGCCAGCTGGACCACCTCGACCAACTCGAGAGCGAAGGCAGAATGTACAAGCGGCTGCCGATCGATGTGACTACCGACGAGGGCAACCCCCTGGCCGTCCTCGCCTATGTCGGCATGGTCGAGTTCTGGCACGATAGCCGCGGCCTGGGAACCGAGCGCGGCTACGGCCGCTCGGTGCTGCCCATCGACGGCGTCATCAACTGGAAGGGGAAGGAGGAACGGCAATGAAGTCCTTCTTCGATAACCTGGAGGAAAACATCGCCCGCACCGGACGCAGTGTCATTGGCGTCTTCCCGACCGAGGACGAACCTGACCGCAACCCGCCCAATGGCTGGTTCCAGTACAGCATCGGCAACACGCTCAAGGGATATCCTGAGTTGCTGGTCATCGGTTTCCACGACAACGGCTGGCTCATCAACATGGTGTCCAAGCGGATGATCGAAAACAAATGGACGCCGCCGGACGGCGAGAAGATCGACCTCGGCGGCAAATATCCGATCCTCGCGGTGCATGCTAGTCCGCTGGTGAAGGAGCGGTTTACCATCCAGGCGGGTGAATATCTTTGCCGCCATTACGATGTTATCCAGTTGGTCGTGCCCGACCAGCGCGGCCGTTTCCCCGGTGAGAAGGGTTGCGCCGAGCCGTATAGCAAGGTGCGGGTCTTCCGCCGGTCAGCCATTCATTGAGAGAGTTATGGGACGGCTCCGTAAGGCTCGGTTTAACCGAGATAGCCGGGAGAGCGGTAGGACCCCGCAAGCCGTCACCAACCTACTACGTCTCCAAGCGAACCAAGACGAGCGAGAGTACCGACGAACCCGAGTGAGCCAAGCCCGTTGTGAGTACCAAGTGAGGAAAGCGAACCATCCGCGGCAAGCGTACCAGAACGCGCGAGTGATCCAAATGTGCAGAGAGTACCAACAAACCGGAGAGCTATGTGACTGATTCCCACGTTGAAAGATTAACGCGGGACCTCCGCGCCGCGGCGGCAACGCTATCGGACGAAGAGGCCCGCTTCCTCGTCGATGCCTACTACATCATCCAAGAAGACCGCAAGCGCAGCGGCAATCAAGTGAAGGCGATGGGAGCCGAGCCGCATTCCTTGCTGCAGTGGTTCCACGACCAGAACGCGATCCTTGAGGACCAGCTCAAGGGCGCGCTCGATAAGTACTCCGAAGCCAAGCCGATCGGTCAGTGGATGCGAAGGCAGTACGGTATCGGTCCGGTGATTGCGGCCGGCCTGATTGCCCACATCAACATCAACAAGGCCCCGACTACTGGACACATCTGGCGCTTTGCCGGACTGGATCCGACTAGCATCTGGGAGAAAGGAAAGAAGCGGCCGTGGAACGCCGAGCTCAAAACTCTATGCTGGAAGATCGGCCAGTCGTTTATGAAGTTCTCTGGCCGCGACGAATGCTTCTACGGCAAGCTGTACGTCAAGCGCAAGCAGTACGAGGTCGATCGCAACGACAGCGGCGGCAATGCGGCTCGCGCGGCCGAGCTGCTGCCCAAGTTCAACAAGTCCACCGAAGCCTACGGCCACCTCAAGGACGGCAAGCTGCCTCCGGCGCAGATCGACGCCCGCGCCCGGCGGTGGGCCGTCAAGTTGTTCCTCTCTCACATGCACGACAAGTGGTGGGAGCTGGACAAAGGCGAGAAGCCTCCGAAGCCTTACATCATGTCGCATTGGCCAGACACTAAAGGCGGCTCGCATGCGCATATGATCGAGGCCCCGGAATAACCACCCGATTGGAGTGCACCACATCCAATGAGTGAACCATCCGGATCGAGAGTACCACTTAGTTCGAGTGAGCCACAATCCCTCGTGCGTGCCAATATCCGGGAGCGAGCCAGGACAATCGAGAGTACCACTTAGTGCGAGTGAGCCGTTAGTGCATGAGTGTGCCAGAACTACAGAGCGAAGCAAACGAGTCAGGCCCGGGCCCAAAACCCGGGCCTTTTTTTAGCTGTTGACTTAGCTTCCCGTCTGACTTAAGTAGGAAGGAACGGAGCGGCCCTCCCGCCCTCGAGGGGACACCGCGAAACTACGGGCACCGGACTTAACCCCTAACCCAAACGGAGAACGACCAATGGAACTGCAAGCCAAGATCGAATTGCTGCAAACGAAGTTCTCGGCCCTTCGCCGGGAAGGCGATATTCGCTTTGCCTCCTCCCTGTGCCAGCAATTCTGGAGCCGTCGCCGGCTTTCCCCCAAGCAGGTTGAGTGGGTGGACATTCTGCTGGAGCGGGCCAATCGCCCGCAGATCACCCCGGCCTCGGCCCCGGCCGCCCCGGCGCATACGGTCGGCAACTACACCGGCATCAAGGCCCTCTTCGACCGGGCCAGCGAGCATCTCAAGCGACCGGCCATCGTCCTGCTGACCGACCGCGAGGTCGTTGCGCTCGACAAGATGATTCGCATCACCCCGGCTCCCGCCAACTCCCGCAACCCGGGCAGTCTTTACATCACCCGATTTGAGAAGATGCTTAACGGCAAGCGCCCGTACTACGGGCAGATGAAGCCCAACGGCGCTTTCCATCCGATCGATGACCTCCCGGCCGAGCAGGTGGAAAAGATTACCGAGGCGCTGCGCCTGCTCGCCAGCGACCCGGCCAGGACCGCCGCCGAGCACGGCCGTCTGACCGGGCGCTGTTGCTTCTGCAACATCCCGCTCGAGGACGAGCGCTCCACCTCGGTCGGCTACGGCCCGGTCTGTGCCGACCATTTCGGCCTGCCGTGGGGCGATCGCCCGGTTGAGTTCGCTGCAACTCCGGTAGCGCGTCCGCGCCGCCGCCGGGCCGTGGCGCAGGTGGACGATAAGGGAGGGGGACAATGAGCGCCCCGCTCGCTTTCCTCGTGGCCGGGTTGGTGTTCGCAATCCCGTTCGGCTTGCTGCTGGGGACCTTCCTCGCTAATCTGCAAATCAGGAGGCACTGAAAAATGGATATCCTAATTCGATGCGATCTGCAACCTCTGGAATAACTTGGTCGCAGCCGCAAGGCAATCGGCGCTCTCGACAAGGAAATAAACAAATGACCCAGTTTGAATTCAACCAGCACGTCGTTTCCATCCTCTGGAAGATGGCTGAACGTTTGGGGGCTGACCGCTTCTCCGAACCAAAGCACGGGATTGTGGGTGACGAGATTGCCGACATGATCTTTTTCTTAGAGAGCGGCGGCCCAGCGCTTCCGACGAATGAATGCGGGTAAAGCCATGACCGGGCCTTTGAAAAAGAGGATTAGCCTGGATGTTCCAGGCTCGGACCACTCGGCGGGTGTCCGCAACAACAGCCGAGAGCCTGCGGCCAGTCCTAAGTCTCCGTTTGCTGGCGTGGCAGGCACTTAAGTCAATCATTCCCCCGGCCGGGCTAAAATAAGTCAATCATTCTCCCTAGGTCTGTTGACTTATCCGTCAAATCGTCTATCTTACTCAAGTAACGAACGGAGACGGAAATGCGCAACCTCATCATCATGCCCTGCTCGGCCACCAAGAAGCCGGTCCAAGGTCAGGTGCCCTTCATCGACTTGTACGATGGGCCGCTTTGGAAGCAGGTGCGGAATAACTGGGATGCGGAGCACGTGATGGTCCTTTCGGCCGAGCATGGCCTGCTGGAGCCCGGCACCGAGATTGAGACTTACGATCGCGTGATGGACGAGGACCGCCTCGTGGAGTTGCTGAACGACGGCGCGCTCGATACCTTCGACGCGATCTGCGAGGGTTACGATTTCGTGCTGGTGGTCGGCGGCGAGACCTACAAGCATTTCGCGCTGGCCGCGGTTGCGACCTACCCGGAGCTGGTCTCCAAGGTGCTCTTCGCCGGCGGCTCCTACCTGCAGCAGCGCAAGGCACTGAAGGTTTTTATGGATCAAAGCAACGCACGCGGCACCTCGGCCTTGGACGGCCTGGGCTTGGCAGCGTAAAAAAGGAAGAGTGCCATGAAAGGCGAAATGAACACCGTCACGCTTTCCCCCAAGCGCCAGCTCGAAGCGCTGTTCGGCCACCGGCCGAGCGCAGGCAGCTACCGGCCGAATGCCGGCGACTGGATGAAGTTCAACTGCGGCGATGTAGTCCGCGAGAAAGGCGGCCGGCATACTGGCCGTGTCGAGCAGATCAAGTGGGGCAACACGATCGTGGTCAGGTGGCACTGCACCGGTTGGCTTTCGGATTTTAACCTGCACGACAAAGAACTTGAGTTGGTTTCGAAAGCAGGCTAAGGTGATCTACCGCGCTCGTCTGCGGCCAAGTGACGAGGTGCCCCGGACACAATCCGGTTCGACTAGACAGGAGAGCTATAATGTTAGTCGAATTTCAGCGCGTCGTTGAAGTGGCCCATGCCCCGCATTTGGGCGTCGGCGAAGATGACGGACTACCCGAGTCGGCGCCATTGCCGGTCTCGATCAATCCCCAGTTCGTGGCGGCGGTTACCCCGAGCACCGAGACGCCCGGAGTGGTCATCATCAAACTGAGCGATGGTCGCGGCTACGCCGTCCGCGGCGAGTACGCCGAGATCAAGGAAGTGCTCGAAGGCCGAGGCCGTCTGCTTGCTGGCCCCGGCGCGTCGCATTAAGTCTTGCGCTCCGAGAGAAACGTAACGACGACCAACTGGCGGGCGCCAATGCCCGCCTTTTTTCTTTGGAGGGACTAGCCAATGAACAGGACTTGGGACGATGCTACCCGCCGGCAATGGCTGGAAGAAGAGCTAGCCGCTGCCCGAGCCGCCAACGATCTGGACCGCATAGCCGAGCTTGAGTTCGAGCTCGAGGAACTAGCCGAGAAGGACAAATGAAAGAGAAGGACTGCGATCACGGGTTCAGCTCCCAGGAGCTGTGCCCAGTCTGCAAGCATTTTAGGACCATCCTAGAGGCCGAGGCCAAGGAGCGGGCGGCCGCTAGGAAGCGCAAGGACGAGCGGGAGCTAGACCGGATGGAGAGTGACGGCCCCGCCGAATAAACGCACCCCAGGCCTCGCCTGCGCCTAGGCGAGGCTTTTCTCCTGGAGGCCTGCAATGCGGCTTCGGCTAGTCGATGAAATACGCCAGCGCCTCGCCGCGGTAGGGGCTACGATGGTGTAATTGGGTTTGTATTCACGATGAAGCAAATACTAGAAGATGCTCTGAAATGACAACGACCTTCCCATATCTCGCACTGGCACAGCGCTTGCGACTCGATCACCGCGACGTGCTGTGGTACGTCACATGGCTAGACAGCGGCGGACGACGCACCGACATCGAGCACAGATTCAAGTCATTCACCATCGGCGAGCGTAACGCGATCCACGACGTATGGTTCGCAGAGCATTTGGACATTGAGCCATGATCCTCGATACCTTCGGACGCCGGCCCACTCGCCTCCATGAATACGAGTGCCCGCTCTGCGGCCGGAAGGAGCGGAACCGGCGGCTACTGCGCCAGCATATACTTGACGCCCATCCGCAATCCCGAGGCATTATCCGCTCGGCCGATCGCGGTGGTCTGGCCTTGCGCGCTAAGCGGATCAAGATCACGCTGCCCGGCAAGAAGGAGGAACCATGACGCATCGTCGCGGCTTTGTGCCCAAGACCGATCTCAGCCCGGAAGAGAAAATCCGGGCTGCCTACCTTTACGAATGCCGAGGCGTGGCCCAGCAGGTGCTGGCCGATGTGTTTGGCGTGAACCAAGGCCGCATAAACGAAGCCTTAACTGCGATCCGGCGCGCCGCCGGGGTGCCGGAGGAAAGTCGCAATCCATACGGCGAGGGCGATCCCGCCGAGACGGACGGAACGTAGCTCTAACACAGGAAAGGGGCAGCGCTCCCATTGACATCCACCGCGTTCGTGAACCAAGGCCGCATCAACGAAAGCCCTAACCGCAATCCGGCGCGCTGCTGGGGCAGCCCCCGTTGCGCCCGAGGATAACGGTGATTTGACCAGTTGATTAGATTGGGCTAGCCTTTGGGTTGCCCCGCTCTCGGGCTTCAGAAGCGTCACGCACTTAGTGCAACGACGTAAGATTGAGAGAGCCTACCCTGAGGTGTCCTTATGCCTAATCGGCAAAGGCGGCTTGATGGCCGCGCTAACTCTACTAACGATCCCCTCATCGCCGGCACTGAACCAGCTCGCCGTCTCGGCCAGCCACAGATGACTGCCCAAGAAAAAGTCATTCTGCGTTCGGTGCTAGACCAGCAAGTTGTTTTTGAAGAGATACCACTCGATGTGCTTCGCATCGACATGGCGTATCAGGATCGACCACGCAAGACGCTAGTCAACCAGATCGCCACTCAGTTCTCCGAGGTTATGTTTGGCAATCTGGTGGTGTCGAAAAGGCCGGATAATTCTCTTTACGTTGTCGACGGCGCTACTCGCAAACTTGGTCTGGAGGCGGCTGGTCAGAGTACCCGCTCGGTGCGTTGCCAAGTCATCGCCACAACTGGGCAGAAACAGGAAGCGTTACTATTCAAGCACTACAACTGCAATCGCAAGATCGTACCACTCAACAACCGGCTAAATGCCGAAGGCATTGCGGGCATCAATAAGCTGCGCTCGGTGGTCATGGATTGCGGTTTCAAGCTGGTCGGCTCTGGCCGATACGTTCTCAAGGGCGTCGGCTTTCTACTCAAGGCCCATAATCTCGATGATGGCGACTCACTGAAGAAGACCTTGCGCGCCTTTCGCAATTGCTGGGACGGCAAGAAGCATCGGCTTGATGGTCAAAATGTACTTGCGGTGGCCGTCGTCTACTACAGCCAGCGTTTCACTCCTGATGAAGGCGTTCGGAAAGTGTTGGCCAGTTTTGGGCCGGATGAAATTGAGCGCAATACTCTGAACTCCTTCCAGCATGGACGGGCGAAAGAGAGTGCTCGCCTTCATCCGGCCGATCGCTGGCGATTTGCAGCCGATGTGATTGCGCGCGAGGCCAATCGTCTTACTCGTGGTCGCGACAAGCGCAAGATCGATATCACTCGGCTTGCGAGTGTGACTAAGAAGCGCGATCTAAACCGTGAAGACGATGAATGAGACGCTAGACTGAGACTTAAACGGGGCCTAAACTGGCCCCGTTTTTATTTGGGAGCAAAGCCAAATGCCAGAGCGTGCACTCGTTACGCGAGACGGACCGACCTCCATCACCATCTACGATCCAGAGCGCGGCTTGCGGACTATCGCAGTGGCGGAAGCCTCGGAGAAACACTGGGCGCGAGCCAAGGATCAAACACAACTGCTGAAGGCGATCGAGACTAAGCTGAAGGCGCAAGCCGATTACGTTGTCTGGCGGGATGGCGTTGTGGTGCCATCTCGGACGACAGGCGGACCAGGAGGGCCTAGGGCTGAAAGAAAAGGCAAGCGGGTCCTGGTACGAGGACCCGCTTTGCCAGACGCCGATCCGGGTAAACAGGTTGCGGAGCGATGGCGCCAGCGTTTTTGCGCTAAGGAGGAAGGACGAACTGCGGTTGACGAAGAGAAGCTAGCTCACGCTCTCAATGATGCCCGCCTGCGTTGCACTCGCATTTGTGAGCAGCATCAGGATAGCAAAATCCGCGGCACCGAAGGCACTGGCGAGTTTGAGCGCTACACTCCTGCAAAGTACATCGAGGCTGCGCGCGAGGTTCTCGGCCGCATTGATTTGGATCCGGCTAGCAGCAAGCAGGCGCAGAAGGTGGTCAAGGCCCGCAAGATGTTTACTGCGCGTGAGGATGGCCTAGAGCAGGAGTGGAATGGAAACATATGGCTCAACCCTCCGTATCACCGGGAGCTTGGCCCTGCCTTCATCAAGAAGTTGTTGGAAGAGATTGCGGCTGGTCGGACCAAGGAAGCAATCTTGCTGAACAACAATGGCACCGACACCGATTGGTTTAAGGACGCCGCTCCAATCTGTGCTAGCGTTTGCTTCACCGTCGGTCGCGTCAAGTTTCTGCAACCGAATGGGGTAGCGGTACTGCCGACGCAGGGGCAGGCCTTCTTCTATTTCGGTCGGCGGGTTAGCAAGTTTGAGGGAGTGTTCTGTAGTATTGGCAACTGCTTCCGTCCGAGCAAAAGCTTTGAGAGGGAAGAAGATTAGTGCAGGACATCAAGGCCCAGCTGCGTAAGCTAAACCCGGCGCAGCTGAATGAGTTGCGTAAGTACATCGACGGTCTCTTGCTCCTCCCCGGAGGGCGAGTGACCGTCGAGGGCAAGGCCTCGTGGATCCTGCAGGTGCTGGAAATGGAATGCCAAGGCCTTGCGATCGGCCGCCTGATTACCAGCGAGCGCGCTCGTCGCGCCGTCAATAAGGCCTCGGAGGAACTGACGGACTTCTTCGAGCGGGCCTGTCCTGGGAGCCCGCTGGTGCACAAGCGCTTGGTGCTCGCGGTAGGAATACGATTACTGTACGAGCGGATGGTGGCGCAAGGCCTGGCGGTTAATCCCGCCTTGCTTGCTACCCAGCTGATGACGGTGCCGGCAGTCCTTGATCGGGAGTATCCTGGGTATGCACGGCTTGGGATATTGGGGAAGGTGGTAAATGCCGGAGAGCAGCCTGCTCGAGTCGCCGAAGCTGCCGCAAGCCCTATCCGAAAACGTTCTCACGCTCCTGTGCCTAAGCCCAGAGCACGGCAGGCTCGTAAGCCAAATCGTCCAGCCTAATCAGTTCGACAATCAAGTCCACGTTACTATTGCGACGCGCGCCATCGAGTATTGGAAGAAGCACAAGCGCCCGCCCGGTAAGGCGCACGTGGCCGACATCGTGGACGAGTTCCTAGCCCGCGACAACCCGCGCAATCAAAGCTATCGCGCGGTGATCCACGGCATGCTGGCGCTCGAACATGCCGGCATGAATGCGGCCTACATCCTTGACCAGTTGAAGACGATGGCGCGCGAGGCGCAGCTGCGGCGTGAGACCTTCAAGGCTGCCGAGCTGCTGGAGGCCAAGCGGCATTTGGCCATCGGCGAGGTCGAACAAATCTATACCGACATTCTAAAGAGCCGGGAGTTCCTATTCGAGCCGGGGATACGGTTGCGGGACTACGGCCGTGCGCTCAAGTACCTGGAGACTCGGAAGGAAGAGTTCGTCACCGGCATTCCCCCACTCGACCGCGGTGGCGTGGTTCCGGCGCGCGGCACCGTGATGTTGTTCCTAGCTCCCAGCGGCTTCGGCAAGACTTGGTTTGCCATCAACGTCGGACGGCGCGGCCTGCAGGGCCATAAGCGAGTGCTGCACCTGACGCTCGAGCTCGACGAGATGCCGACCTTGGTGCGCTACCTGCAATCCTTGTTCGCGGTGCCGCGCGATGCCGGCGAGCTTATCTCGATGAAGATTGCCAAGACTGGACCCGGTGAACACTTTGCCGGCCTGCGCCGCCGCAAGATCAAACCCGCCTTTGCCCTGACCGATCCGCGTGTGGAGCGCAAGATACAAGTGAAGATGGATTGGTACGGGAGCCGCATCGGCAACCTAATCATCAAGCAGTTTCCGATGCGGCGGCTAGACATGGCTTCCCTGGCTGGCTACCTAGATACGCTGGAGGCCACCGAGAAGTTCATTCCCGACCTCGTCATCATCGACTACTTCGGAGTGGTAAAGACCGATCCCAAGGATCACCGCATATCGCTCGGCCGCGAGTTCGAAGAGTTTCGTGCGCTCATGGGCGAGCGTCACATGGCCGGCCTGACGCCGCAGCAGGTGAACCGGCAAGGCATGGGAGCGCGCAGCGTCAAGGTCACGCATGCGGCCGAGGACATCTCCCTCATTAACACCGCCGACATTGCGATCACAATGTCGGCCACCGGGCAGGAGCGGGAGAAGAAGCTAGCGCGGCTGCACGTCTCCAAGAACCGGGATGGTCGCGACCAATTCGGCGCACTCATTACCCAGAACTACGACATCGGCCAATTCTGTGTTGACGCCATCAAGCTTGATGCTGAGTATTGGTCCTGGCTCCAAGCGCAAGAGGATGACAGCGATGCCCGCACCGATGTGGCGGCGGAAGATTAAGCCACCTTCGCTTCCTAAGCGGCACCTGCAGGCTTTCCTGGAGCGGCCGAGGCGGGACTATCGCGGCTGGAAGCAGCTAAGCCTTCGCCGCCTAGACGCGCGCCACGCTAAGCTCCCGGCCGATATCCCGTCCTGGGACAAGCTGCATAAGGACCAGAAGGTATGCGCGTTGATCGGGGCCCGGCAGCCGCGCTTCGCCTTCTTCAACGATCCCGGCACCGGCAAGACGATGCTGGCACTCACGCTGGCGCGCTACCATCGCCGCATCGGCAACCTGCAGCGCGTCCTCGTCCTTGTCCCCAACAAGAGCAACTGTGTGGAGTGGGGCGACGAGATCGCCAAGCATTACCCGCGCACCCAGTTTGTATTACTGACTGGAAGCTCACGAAATAAGTGGGAACAGTTGCGAGCTAATCCGCGCGCACTCATCACCGTGACGACCTATGCCGGGTTCACCCGCATGGCCTCGGATAAGAAGGGCAAGAACCTCAAGCCCCACCTTCCCAAGGTGCTGGAGCTAGCGCGCACCTTCCAAGGCCTAGTGCTGGACGAGTCGAGCGAGGTAAAGGGACACGACAGCCTGATCTTCCGCATCTGTCGCAAGCTAAGCAAGACCGCCTACATGGTCCTCGTCCTTTCCGGTACTCCGTTCGGCCGCGATCCCACTGCGCTGTGGGCGCAGATGAACTTGGTAGACGGAGGCAAGACCTTAGGCGAGACGCTCGGCCTCTTCCGTGGCGTCTTCTTCAAGACCTCGGTCAATTACTTTGGCGGGTTCCAGCATCGCTTCATCCAGAAGAAGCGCAAGCTGATGTATGACCTGCTGGCCAACCGCTCCATTCGCTATCCGGCCAAGGAAGCCGACCTCCCCAAGGTCGTCCCCATCGTCAAGCGGGTGGAGCTATCGGAGGAAGCCCGCGACTGGTACGAGCGCGCCACTGGCGAGCTGCAGGCCGCGGCCGGGGACTTCGTGCGGGTCAAGAGTACCTTCCTGCGGATGCGCCAGCTGTCGTCGGGCTTCGTCGGGCTCCCGGCCGACGAGGAAGGCCGCAAGGCCAAGGTTGAGTTCGAGGAGAACCCCAAGCTCGAGCAGCTGATTGGGATCACGCAATCAATCCCGCTCGAGTACCCGGTCATCATTGTGCATGAGTTCATCTACAGTGGCGAGCGTATCTGCCAGCAGCTGGAGGAACAGCGCATCCCGTTTGTGTACCTGCGCGGTGGGGTAAAGGACGAGGCTACATCAATCCGGCGATTTAAGACTGGACGGGTCACCCGGCTTGTCATAAATCATAAGGCCGGCGGCTTCGGGCTCAACCTGCAGAACGCGGCTTATATGTTGTTCTATGAAAGCCCGGTTAGCTCGATCATCCGCAAGCAGGTGGAAGCACGGTTCATCCGCCGCTACTCCAACTGGGATCGCGTCTTCCGTTATGACTTGCTGGCGATCAACACGATGGACGAGCGCATCCGGGAGTTCCACACCGAAGGCGACGACCTATTCAAAGCAATCTTAGAAGGACGGGTGCAGATATGATTACCAAGAAAGAACTGATGGAACTGCTTCGCAGTGAGGATGGTACATCCGAGATTGCCGACAGCATCTTGGCTAAGATAAACCAGCAACCCGAGGGCTCGGCTCCGCCTCAGGCCCCGGAAGCTCGGTCGGCCGGACCCGAAAGGAAGGATAATCCTAGGCCACCTTCCACCGGCCATTTTACGGACTTCAACGCGGTGGGGCGCAAGCTGGATGCTTTTGCAGAACGCCTCGGCGTTAAGCCCCGCCGGCCTAATCAGTCTAGCACCTGGGCGATCCGTTTCGGTCGCAATGGCAACAGCTATGATGTACTGGAGCTAGCCAGCAACCTGCTCGACCGGGTGGAAGCGCTCGACGCCAAGCTTGACCGCAAGTCCTGGGACACGGTCATCAGCGTCGGCGGCGATGAAGACTAGGCGCACCACGTCACCTCGGCGGCGCATCGTTCTGCGCTACAACAGCGAGCGCCGCGGCTTTGTGATTACTGCTGGGCCGGAAGTGTCCGAGGTCCGCTTCGACGACGGCTCGGTGCGCGCCATCCCTAATGAGCAGCTCAAGGATATCCGGCCCACCATCCGACCGAGGATCAAGAAATGACTTGGCCACAAACATACTTCGCGCTTGGAATGTTGGCCGGAGCTAATATTGCGATGACGTTTGCGTTTGCTTTGAAGGGCAACTACGTTATGGTTGTGGCCTGCGTTTTGATGGCTCTTGCAGCTTATTTTCTTGCGAGGAAAATCAGAGCGCCGCTGAGGTGGCCATGAGCGACCGCGCCATCAACTGGCTAGAAATCTTCCGGCAGTACCACGTGGACTTTGCCGAAGGCGGCCGCAACGTATCGAAGGGGCATGTCGCGGTGCACTGCCCGTTCTGCGGACCGGCCGACGAGTCCCACCATCTTTCTGTTAGCCTGCGGCACGGCGGCTGGCGGTGCTGGCGCGATGCCTCGCACCGGGGCCGCGATCCGGTCAAACTACTCGCGGCCTTGATCCGCTGTTCCTATTCGCAAGCGCAACACATCCTCGGCCCCGACTTCGTAGTGCTGCCCGACGATTATCTCGCCAGCATTCGCGGCAAGCTGTTCCCCCAGGTCGTCGAGCCGCCACCGGTCTATGAGATGCCGGCCGAGTTCCGGCCGCTGGTGCGCGAGCCGAGGGCGCGGCGCTTCGTCGATTATCTGGGCGAGCGCGGCTTCCGCAGCATGGATGTCCTCGGCCTATACGGACTGCGATACTGCACCTTCGGGCCGTGGCGCGACCGCATCATCTTTCCGGTCTACCGCAAGGGCAAGCTCGCGGCATGGACCGGTCGCAGCATCCAGCCGAATGCAGGCCTGCGCTATAAGACCGAGGGGAACATCGGCGACCACCTGCTGTGGCAAGACCAGCTGCGGAAGCAGACTAAGGCGCACACGATCGTCCTTTGCGAGGGACCGTTTGATGCCCTCAAGGTGCGGTATCTCGGCCGGGGCCTGGGGATCACCGCCACCTGTTGGTTTACCGCCATGCCCAATCGGACCCAGACCGACCTGCTCTACGAGCTCCTAGGAGCGTTTCCTAGGCGTTTTCTAATTCTGGATAGGGGAGCCGAGGCCAAGGCGATTAAGCTCACGTACGAGCTCCGCAGCCTGTCCGTGAGGCGCTTGGTCCTGCCCCTAGCCTACAAAGACCCGGGAGAACTAGACAAACAGGCCTTGGAGGCACTTGTCCTGGTGGATAAAATAGGATAGTAAACCAGCGCCTGAGTCTGCTTAGGCAGGCAGTTGATTTCCCTTCCGCTGCCCCCCTTCTGACCGAGCTCCCGGGTCCGGCGCAGACAACCCGGGTTTTTAGGTGCACCCCATGGCCCTGCTTAGCTCGATCACGCGGCGCTATCATTTCGAGGCGGCGCACTTCCTTCCGCTCGTCCCGGATGGCCACAAGTGCAAGCGCATGCACGGCCACAACTACGAGTTCGAGCTCGTGGTGCGCGCCACGCTCAACGATCAAGGTTGGGTGCTGGACTTCTGGGACCTCGACCTCATCGTCCAGCCGCTCATCAACGAGAAGCTCGATCATCGCCTGCTTAACGAGGTTCCCGGTCTCGACAATCCGACCGCGGAAATCATTGCGATCTGGCTCCACCGGATTATCAGCAACTTGCTGCCCACTGGCCTAAGTCTCGATGCGGTGCATGTGTACGAGACCAAGGACTGCCGCGCTTCGGCGCATTCCACTCTCTTCTAGGGACCCAACAATATGGCGCGTGCCTACGTTCTGCTAAGTGGGGGCATCGATAGCTCCACCTGTTTCCACATCGCACAAATCCAGTTCGCCGAGGTCATCGGCGTCAGTGCGTTCTACGGCCAGCGCCACAAGCGGGAGCTGGAGTTCGCCAAGAAGCTTTGCGATCGGCACGCTTGCCGTCACGTTACTTTGGACCTGTCCGGCATCATTCCGAAGACCTCACTTCTGACCGACGCCACGCAGGAGATACCGAATATTTCCTACAGCGAGATTGAGGGACTGTCGCCAGCCTACGTCCCGTTTCGCAACGGATTACTAATTTCGGCGATCGCGTCCTTTGCTTCCGGTGAATGGGTTCTAACGCACGAGGACGCTGGCGCCGTTAAGGACGATGAGTGGGCCATCTTCTTTGGCGCGCACGCCGAGGATGCACAGAACTGGGCCTATCCAGACTGCACCCCGGAGTTCATCGGCGGCATGGCGAATGCCGTCTGGGTTGGCAGCGACCGGACCATCCGGCTGCATAGCCCGATCCAGTGGCTAGACAAGGAAGGCATCATCAAGCTCGGCACCGCGCTCGGCGTGGACTGGGCCGAGACTTGGAGTTGCTATAAAGGCGACGACCTGCATTGCGGCACCTGCCCTACTTGCCGAGCGCGGCGCGATGGCTTTAATAAGGCGGGTGAGCCGGATCCAACTCAATATGCCGACGATGCGAGTGAGGTAGAGATAATCCCATACTAGCCCAGTGAGGGGGAAATAGATGACGATCCGCAGCGACTTGGAGAAGGCCACTGGCGTCAAGGCCAAAAAGAACGAGGACGCCGCCGCCTTCCGCCTCCGGCTAATCGAGGCGGTCAGTGCCCTGGAGGACGAGGACTATGAGGCGCTGCCTAAGGCGGCTCGCAGCTGGTCCGATGACGCCATTCGGGACTATGAGAAGGACCGAAAACTCGAGGATATACCTGACTTTCCGGCCGAGAAGGAGACCAACAGCAAGAAGACAAAAGCGGCCGCTAAGCCGGAGCCGGAAGACGATGAGCTTGACTTAGCCGAGGAAACCGACGAAGAGGACGAGGAAGGGACCAGCACCGAGTCCGAGAGCGACGGCGATGAGGCCGACGACGAAGTGGACAAGGACGACGATGAACCACAGGAGGATGAAGAAGTGACCCATACTGATGTAGCTGAGAGTACCTCCCGCAAGCGGACTGCCGCCAAGTCCAAGGTCGCCGCCAAGGCCGCCAAGGGCAAGGGCAAGAAGGCAGCTCCCGCTAAACCCGAGAAGACCGCCAAGCCGAAGAAGGCCAAGGTGGTTGAGGGTGGAAAGGGCCTCGACTTCGCTCGCGGCATTCTGGCCAAGGACATCAATGTGTCTGCAACCGATCTGCGTGAGAAGGTGGCGTCCGCTGGATACGAGGTCTCGGACAGTACGCTGTCCACCGGGGCTTCCGGCTTCCGGGCCGCAGTGCGGGCTTTGCAAAAGGCCGGCAAGCTGAAGAGCAACATGCTCGACTAAGTTTGCGGGCGCTGCTCACCGTCCCGGCCGTGTGGCCCAAGGTGAGGCGATCAGATGCCTGCAAGGGAGCACGACCGATGACCGTTGTCGCGCGGTAGGTACGGCTCCCACTTTCCTTTTGGAATACGACTAACCGTTGGTGACGCACGACGGTTGGAAAGACGCGGTGCCCGGCCTGCGACTACAAGCCGGGTTTTTTCTTTTGGGGGCCAGGAGATGTTTAAGTGGTGGGAAGTTGTCTGCGTAGGCATCTTTTGGTTTGCCTTTGGTGTTATGGTCGGCATGGCAATACACTCGGCAATGTAAACGGGGGCGAGAATGTCAGAACGGAATGCGGACCAATTTGCGCCTGACCTAATCCGTGAGCTGCTGTTCTACCTGGGCGAAAATCCCGACCGCGAAGGCCTACACGAAACTCCCAGACGCGCGCTCAAGGCCTTCGAGCATTTCACATCCGGCTACAAGCAAGACCCCAAGGCCATCCTCAAATCGTTCGAGGATGGCGCGGAGAACTTTGATGAGATGGTGGTGCAGCTCGGCGTGCCCTTTTGGAGCAGCTGCGAGCATCACCTGCTGCCGTTCTGGGGAGTGGCACACGTCGGCTACATTCCCAGCAACCGCATCCTAGGCTTGTCCAAGATATCCCGCCTGATCGAAGTCTTTGCGCGCCGCCTAACGGTGCAGGAGCGCTTGACAGTAAGCATCGCGCAGGCTCTAATGGACGGCCTGGAAGCGCGCGGTGTTGGCGTCGTGCTCCAGGCCCGTCACAGCTGCATGGAAAGCCGAGGCATTCAGAAGGCCGGGACCATCACGGTCACCTCGGTCATGCGTGGCGTCTTCCGCGACAAGCCGGAAACGCGCGCCGAGTTTCTGGCGCTGGTCAACCACGCGGTGGGAGGGCAGACGCTATGATTGACACGATCATTGGACTGACGATAGGCGTAGTCATATACACGTTCGGCATCAAGTTTCTAGTCGGCATCTGGCCTTGGGAGTTTGACAAGCTAAGGAAGAGATGACGCTATGAAGTGTGATCGTTGTGGAAAATCGAAGATCGGTTTTCTTGGTTGGAGTCATCTCTACAACATACGAATACGAGGCACTAAAATGACCAAGCCAAAGGTGAAGGTGTTCCTCGACAGTGGGGCATATTCCGCCTGGACCCACAATAAGACCATCGGTCTAAAGGACTACATCAAGTTCATCAAGGAGGCGGAGAAGTGGATTTGGGTTTACGTCAACCTAGACGTGATCCCTGGCTCCATCGACCATCCGCGCACGAGCGAGGAAGTCGAGGCCTCGGCGAAGAAGTCCTACTCCAACTTGCAGCGCATGAAGGACGCCGGCCTGCGCCCGCTCCCGGTCTTCCACCAAGGGGAAAGCTTCAGCTGGCTCGACAAGATGCTGCGCGACGGCGAGACCTACATCGGCATCAGCAGCGCCAAGAACCTACGCAACGAGGAACAGGAGCGTTGGCTCGACGAGTTCTTCTCGGTCGTGACCAACAAGAAAGGCGAGCCGCTCATCAAGGTGCACGGCTTTGGGTCCGCGCATATCAACCAGCTGCGCTTGCATCCGTACTATTCGGTGGACAGCGCCGGTTGGAGGATTGCCGCCGCCTACGGCAAGATGTATGTTCCGCGCTGGCCGAACTTTCCTAACGGCCGCCCCGACTATCTCAAGCCGCCGGAGCTCATCACCATGACCGGCAATCTGCAGGTGTCCAAGCATGGGCAGGATCGCCAGTTCGACTCGGTGCACTTCAACGGCCCCATGCACCAAGCTTTGATCCGGCGCTTCCTGGAGGAAGAGGTCGGCGTCAATGTCGGCATGGCGCGCTACAGTGATCGCATCCGCTACCGGGCGCTGGCGGTTTACTACCAACGAGTGTCGGAGGCCTTGGTGCATGTGCGCTTTGACCGCCATCTGCCGTTCGGAATGGACCGCGACAAGCGAGCGGTGGCGGAGCTGCTAGCTCCCAACAAGGTGCCGAATACCAAGCATCTGAATTTCGTTTTCTCCACTGCGTATGACTCGGACTGCTGCGCCGCCCTACTGGAAGCTAAGGCTGACCTGCACCTGCTCTCGTATTACGAGATCAAGAAGCGGCCTAAGATACTTAAGAAGTATGCGATGGAGGGCAAGGTGATCAGCAACCGGCCGCCGGTGGGCGTCGAGATCGACTGGGAAAATCCGCGCTATGTCGCGCACCGCGGGCGATCCGTCGCCAAGCGCATTCTGGAACTAGGGAGAGAAGAGAATGTCCGAGCCCATGTTACCACAGGTGCTGATCAATAGGCTGGAGAAGGTCGAACCGGCGCTCGCCATCAACCAGCTCATTCCGCTGCTGACGCACTACTGGTTCACCGGTACGCACCTGATGGCTTACAACGACCAGATCGGCCTGCAGGTGCCGATGAAGACCGAGTTTCGTGGCGCAGTCCCCGGCAAGTTTCTGGAACTACTCAAGGTCAAGAGTACCTCCACGTCCAAGAATAAGCCGGATAAGATTGAGCTGAGTGGCAGCACCAGCGAGCTTGTGGTCAAGCAAGGCCGGCGCACCAACTTCCGGCTCGCTATGCTGGAGCCTAACTTCGTCTTTAAGATGCCGGAGCAGGCGCGCCAGCAACCGCTCTCGATGAAGTCGATTGATGCGCTGGTTGACGCTTTCTCCCATTGCCTCATTTCGGTCGGCCGAGATACCTCGACCATCGAGCAACTTGGTATTACACTTGAGCCCAAGGGAAACAACGTCGATCTCTACGCCACCGACGGCGCAACCATAAGCCGCAGCAAGCTCGCTCCCGGAACTATTCGATTGGAAGCGCGCGCCATCGTTCCGACCAAGTTCTGCGAGCAGATGATCGCGCTCTATCGCGCCAAGAGAACGCAATGCGACTTTGAGGTTGGGATTGCAGGCCAGACTAGGTACGCACTCTTCAAGGCTGGACAAACCAGTCTATATGGGCGTCTTCTCGAGAGTAGAAATCCCTTGAACTTCGAGGGCACTGTGGCGTACCATCTGCCCCGCGACCACTCTTCTAAACTTGTAAAAGTCCCCGGCGCTTTACATGCAGCGTTGGAGCGTGCGTGCATTGTGTGCGACGCGCAACGCAGGCTCACCCACATGATCCTCGATAACGGCCGGATGGTCTTGAAGTCCAAATCCGATACCGAGGAAGTGACCGACGAACTACTCTATCCGCACAACGGAGCTAGCAGGCTTGAAGTCAAGCTGGAGCCGAAACTACTCAAGAAGGCGGAAGACTACGACAAGATGATGGTGCATGGGCCTTGCGTCATAATGGCGAAAGGCCAATCCGTCTATCTCGTTTCCTGCAGCACCGCGTAGACCTCCCCACCTTCTTGCGTTTGCGTTTCCCTAGGACCAACCTAGAAGGGGAAGCTATGTCCTTTTTTCCGTTCGGCGGGCGCGTGGCGCTCGCGACTGCGGCCGGCTTTTCTAAGGACCTCCTGCACCAGAACGAATGCACACTATGTCCGCTCAATAACGCCGATATATGCAGCCCCAAGATGAAGCCGACCGGCACGCGCAAGCCGGTCATTTACGTTTTGGGCGAGGCACCCGGCCCGGAGGAGGATCGGCTAGGCCGTCCTTTTGTAGGCCCGTCCGGCAAGCTAGCGAAGCGCCACCTTCCGCCTGCGGTGCAGGAGCTAGTCCGGTGGGGCAACGTGATCCGCTGCTACCCCGGCAAGGACGAGCACGGCAAGGTCAACACTCCCGGCCCGATCGAGATTGAGACCTGCCGCCCCTCGGTCATCCGCGATATCGAGGCCACGAAGCCGGAGGCCATCTTTGGGTTCGGCAACGTCCCGCTCAACTGGCTGATCGAGGAAACCGGAATAACCAAGTGGGCGGGACGGCGCATTCCGGTCAAGGTCGGCAAACACGTCTGCTGGTACTATCCCTTCCTGCACCCGGCCGCGATCCTGCACAACAAGCCCGAATATCATCCCGGTCCCTATCAATCCGAGGACGAGTTTGCGCTGGCGTTCCAGCTGAAGCGCGCCATCCGGGAGCTCGACCGCCTGCCCGCTCCCGTCGTCCACGACGAAAAGGAAGCCCTGCGCGGGTTGGAGATCATCACCGGGCACGGCGGCGAGGCCGACCTCGAGCGCCTCAAGGCTTTCCTAGCCGAGCTCGATGCGGAGTTCGTTAGCGGCTTCGACTACGAGACCAATGCCATCAGGCCCTACGCCAAGAAGACTAAGCTGCTGAGCGTGGCCTTTGCCGGCAGCAAGCGGGCAGTCGGCATCGCGCTTTCCCATAAACGCACCGGCTGGACGCCGAAGCAACTTAAGATAGTCCACGACTTGCTGTTCAAGTTTCTAGTAAGCCGCGGCCAGAAGCGCCGGCTTGTGGCCCACCAGCTCCCATTCGAAGTCGAGTGGTCGGCCATGTGGTTCGGCGATGAGGTTATCTGGAACACCGGTTGGGGCGATACTGCGAGCCAAGCCTACATCCTCGACGAGCGCCCATGGACCTTATCGCTCGATTTCCTCGTCAGGGAATACTTTGGCTTCAGCATCAAGAGCATCGACAACTTAGACCGCAACGCACTCGACGATGCCCCGCTGGAAAGCGTCCTGCGCTACAACGCACTTGACTCCAAATACGCCCGCCTCGTCTTCAACGTGCAGGAAAAGCGCTTGAAGGAGGAAGGCTTGATCGAGGTCTACCGGCACCAGTTGGAGCGTACTGTTGCGGTGGTCCCGACGCAGCTGAATGGCGTGCCGATAAACCAGGAAACCAACTTAGCGCTCAAGGCCAAATACGAGCGCAGCCTGCGCAAGATTGAAGGCACCATCGAGAGTCACCTACAGGCGCAGCTTTACAAGCGCCGCACTGGCGCCACTTTCCGGCCTTCCGCATTAGACGACGTGCGCCGCTATCTGATCCTCGTCCTCGGCCTGAGCGATTTCGAAAAGAGACATGGGCTTAGTGTTGATGAAGCCCAGCTGGCGGAAATAGACGACCCGATCATCCGGCTCGTGCGACGCTGGCGCAAGGTCAATAAAATCCTTTCGACCTACATCCTACCGGTGCAGCGTGGCGATGGGCATGTCCAAGACGATGGCTACATGCACCCGATCATCAGCACCACCAAAACCCGGACTTGGCGGACCTCAAGCGAAGAACCCAACACACAGAACTGGCCGATACGCGATCCGGCCGCGCTCGAAGCCCGTACCCAGGTGTCGGCCGGTCCGGGTCACTCCGTCGTGGCGTTTGACTTTGCCGGCATCCAGGCCCGCAACGTGGCGATGGAAAGCGGCGACGCCGCTCTAATCAAACACTTCCATGAGCGCTACGATATCCACGCCGATTGGATGGGCAGGATCGCCAAGATAGCCCCACGCTGGATACCGGGAGGATTGAGCGCAGCGGAGAAGGACAAGGCCCTCTTCAAGAAGCACCGGCATCAGGCCAAGAACAAGTTTGTGTTCCCCTCGTTCTTTGGCGCCCGTCCCAAGTCCATAGCCCGTTCGCTCCACATAGATATCCGCGATGCGGATAAAGTGCAGCGCGTCTTCTGGCAGGAGTTCCCTGATATCAAGGAATGGCAGGAGCAGCTCGTGCGCTCCTACTACAAGCTAGGCTATGTGACCGGCTTGAGCGGCTTCCGCCGCCGGGCTCCCGTTATCCATAACGAGCTCATCAACAGCCCGATCCAGTCCGACGAGTCTCGCATCGTCTGCGGCGCCATGGTCCGGGTTGCCCGCCTCGGCCTTCCCTGCACCATGGAAATCCACGACGACCTAACCTTCATCATGCCGAATAAGAAGATCGACGAATATTCGGAACTGATTATCACCGAGATGCTGCGCATCGACCTCGATTGGGTCAACGTCCCGCTCGAGGTCGAGATGAAGGTCGGTCCTAACTGGGGAGAGATGGAAGAGGTCGGCAAGTATGAGAGTGTTGGGAAAGACAGCTGGAGGGAGATAGCGTGAATGGCTGACGCGGCATTCGATGAGACCGACTCGCTGCATACGCGCTTCCGGCCCATTCGCTTCAAGGATGTGATTGGGAACGAGGAACAAGTCACCGCGCTCTACAAGGCTATCAAAGCCAAGCGCTCCCATGCTTTCCTTTTGGTTGGACCGAGCGGTGTAGGCAAGACGACGCTGGCGCGCATCTGTGCGAAGTCCCTGGGCTGCACCGAGTTCGGTCTAAGCGAAATCAACGCGTCCAAGTTCACCGGCGTGGATGACATGCGCGCGGTGGAGGACATGGCGATGTACCAACCCTTTGGCGGCTCGTCGCGCGTCATCATCATCGACGAGTGCCATAGCCTAAGCCCGCAGGCGTGGCAAAGCTTGCTCAAGGTAACCGAGGAACCGCCGAAGCACGTCTACTGGTTTTTCTGCACCACCAACCCGCTGAAAGTACCGGCAACGATCAAGACCCGGGCGATGTCCTTCAACCTGAACTTGGTTAGGGAAGAGGACCTCCGGGAGTTGGTGGAAAACATCGCCGGCAAGGCCGAGATCGCTTTGCCGAAGGGAGTGGTTGAGCTTATAGCTAGAGAGGCTGACGGCAGCCCCCGGCAGGCCTTGGTCTACCTCGAAAAGGTTCGCAGCGAGACGGACTACGACGCGGCCGAGCGCGCACTTGAGAAAGCCGCAGCTGGAGTAGAGGCGATTGAGTTGTGCCGGTATCTCTGCGCTGGCGGCAAGTTGCAGTGGGCTAAGTGCAGCTTCCTACTAGACCAGATGCAGACTAACGACGAGAGCCCAGAAGGCGTGCGTATTGTGGCGATGAACTATGCGCAGAAGGCCTTGCGTGGCGCCAAGAACGATGACCGCGCGCAATACCTGCTGCATGTACTCGACAAGTTCTCCGTCTCATTCAGCCAAGAAGCCAAGGCCGAGCAGTTCGCTTTGCTTTGGCTCGCGGTGGGCCGGATCGTCTTCAACTGATAGGCAGCCCCATGCCGGAAGAACGGCGACGACTGGCGCCGCAACCGCGGCGCGATCCAACGCCAACCCATTCTGAGTACGAGGGTGGGTTGCCGATCGACGAGCACGCACTACACTCCGACTGCAGGAACCAGCCGGAGCTGTTCTACCATATTGCGCGCGCGGTTGCCCAGGCCCGGACGGAACATGAAAGCGCCAAGGTCCACCTCAAGCGCATCTCGGCCGAGACCGAGCTAGCCATTCGGCAGGACGCCGAGGCTGGCGAGGTAAGGATGACGGAAGGCCGGTGTACTGCAATGGTGCTAACTTCTGAGGTGGTGCAGGCCGCAACGCGAGCGGTATTGCAAGCCAGCTCCCGGCTCGAAGACCTCATTGCTTTGAAGGAAGCATATGTCCAACGCAAGGACATGCTCAAGGAGTTAGTCTCAATGTATCTTTCGAGCTACTACGCGGACCCGGTGCGCGGCTCCGAGTCCAGATTGCGCGATGCGGCCGTGGAGGGTGTTCGCGCCAGCCGGCGTCGAGACCAAGAAACCAACAGGAGGTAGTGGAATGGTGAATAAGCGCGTTGGGAATATGCGCCGCGACAACGGCCGCGGTAGCAGCTTCGAGTACGTTCCGGCCAAGTCTGACTTCGTCAAGCGGCAGACGGAGCGCAGGCTCGGCCGGCAGTTCGACGGCATCTTCAAGGACAAATACTTGCAGCTCAGCAAGCTGCAGGAAGGCGACAACCGGTTCCGCATCTTGCCGGCCACCTGGAAGCCGCATGATGATTTCGCCTACGTCGTTTGGGTGCACAAATATATGGAAGGCGGGAGCTACGTTTGCCCCGCCAAGATGAACGAGACCCGCTGCCCGATCTGCGAGGAAGCGCAGCAGGCTCGCCGCGATAAGGACACCGAGCGCGCCAGCGAATACACCGCGAGCGAGACGATGGTTTGCTGGGTGATCGACCGCAAGTCCCGCGAGTTCGAGGATCGGCCGCAGCTCTACGCCATGCCGCCAACGCTCTACAAGGATATCTGCGGCGTGATTTACGATACCGAGACCGGCAAGGCGACGATGATCGACCACGACCGCAAAGGCTACGACATTCGCGTCAAGCGCACCGGCACTAAACTCAATACCCGCTACCTGCCGATGCTGGCCAACTCGCCTACTCCAATCAGCGCCGACCGGGACTCGATGGCGGAAATAATAGCCTACATCACCGCCCATCCCGTTCCGAAATGTCTCGAGATCAAGTCCGAGTCCTACCTCGATAAGATCATGAGCGGGACCTCCGGGAGCCGGGACCCGGAGCTTGATGAGGACGAGGAGGATGACGAGGATGAGGATGACGCGCCCAAGAAGCGCAAGAAGGGCGCCAAGGCCTACGGCGACGACGACGAGGTGGAGGATGATGACGAGCCTGCACCCAAGAAGAAGCGGCCCAAACTGCGCGCCGCGGAAGACGAAGAGGAAGAAGACCAAGATGCCGACGACCAGGAGGATGACGATGATGCGCCGCCGCCGAAGCGGCGCAAGCTGCGGGCTGCGGATGAGGACGAGGATGAGGACGATGCGCCAGCTCCTAAGCGCAAGAAGAAGGCCGCAGTTGCTGACGACGACGATGACGCAGACGAGGACGACGCGCCCCGCCCCCGCCGTAAGCTTCGGGCTGCGCCTGCGGACGAAGACGAGGATGATGAGGACGAGCCTGCTCCAAAGCGCAAGAAGCTCAAGGCCCGGGCTGAACCCGAGGAAGAGGACGAGGAAGCCGACGACCAGACGGACGACGATGAAGACGAGGATGACGCACCGCCGCCCAAGCGTCGTGGCCGCGCCGAAGGCCGGCGAGCGGCTCGGTGATTAGACCTCGCATCAAAGCCGCATCGGGCGGGAGGAACTACTTCTCCCGCCCGAAGCAAGACGTGGACTTCATTTCCTCCGGATCTAAGCTGCTGGACCTAGCCTTAGGTGGTGGCTGGGCAGAAAACCTAGTCAGCAACATCGTCGGGGATAAATCAACCGGCAAGACGCTGCTCTGTATCGAGGCCGCCGCCAACTTCGCTCTCAAGTACCCCAGCGCCCGGATCAAATACCGGGAGAGCGAGGCCGCCTTCCTGCCCTCATATGCGGCTGCGCTCGGTATGCCGATCGAGCGTGTGGACTTTGGCCGGGAGCGCTTGGACACAGTGGAGGATATGTTCGACGACCTGAGTGATACCGTGAAGCGCAAAGGACGCTGCCTGTATATCCTCGACTCATTGGACGCACTATCCGATCGCGAGGAAATGGCGCGCGACATGGACAAGGGAAACTACGGGACCAAGAAGGCCAAGAATATGAGTGAGATGTTCCGGCGCATTGCTGGCACACTCCACGATGCCCGCCTCACGCTGATGATCGTCAGTCAGATACGCGACAACATCGGCGCGACTTTCATGATGAAGAAAACTACGCGCAGCGGAGGCCACGCGCTCGACTTCTACGCCAGCCAAGTGATTTACCTCGCCCAGCTCGGCCAGCTGAAGCGAACCATAAGCGGCATCGAGCGGGTGGTGGGCGTCAAGGTCAAAGGCAAGTGCGAGAAAAACAAGGTGGCGCTGCCTTTCCGCGAGGCCGAGTTTGCGATCCGGTTCGGCTACGGTGTCGACGATCTTGAGGCTTGCTGCGAGTGGCTAAAAATGGCAAAGTCACTAGGCGAGGCGGGCGTGCCGTCTGACTACAAAGGCTTCCTGCGAGAGATTGCCAAGGAGAGCAACGGTACCTACCGTAGAGTTGCGCGCAATATACACACCGTCGTCGAGTCGCGCTGGTACGAAGTAGAAAAGAGCTTCCTTCCGACGCATCGAAAATATGACTTTTAGGAGGGCTACTATGGGTATTCTCGATGATGACGATGAAGACGAGGATGATGTGGACGTTGGCAGCATCCGTTCACACCGGCGCAAGCCGGTCGCCTATGGTGATGACGAAGACGAGGATGATGTCCCTAAGCGCAAGCGCCGCTACAATTATGACTACGACGAGGAGCTGGTCGAGCTACTGCAAGACATCGAGCAGCAGCGGCGTAGGCTCCACCTCAATCTGAAAAACCTGCAAGCCTTGCTTGCCCACGATCCTGAGCTCAAGGCGAGATATCTTGAGTTCCAGCGCAACGGTGGCATCACCGCCGCCGAGCTGGAGCGCTACCTCGCCTACGATCTCCCACTCAAACGGCCACGCATAACCTACAGCCGCAAGCATCTGCGCTTGGTGTCCAGCACTAATCCGGTGAAGCGAAGCCGTCCAAGGCGGCGAGGAGGAAACGACGACGACGCCGCCTAGGGAAACTAATTTCCTTCCTTTTACTGTCCGGGGAAGGCGATGCGACCGTTAGGGCAGAACCTAGTAGAAGGAGAACTGAAATGGTGAAAGCAGACTTGCGACGTATCCTCACGGATCAAAACTACCGACCGCTGGACGCAGCTGACCTCGAGCAATATGGGTTCAGCGGCATTCATACGGTCATGGTCCACGTTGGGGAAAGACGAATGGTGATCTGTTTAGTCAAATCCCAGAAAGGCAACGACTACTCCCTGAGCGAATACGATACCGACGCCGGCGCTCAAGCGCACCGCGACGGCATGCGTGCCGTCTATGTGGCCCAAATCGATCCGGATAATCCAACCCGGATTTTGGCTTGGGAAACGCTCAAGAACGTCCTGCGGCATATCGGCGACGCTCAACCGCGCGATGGGAGGCATGGGCCTTACTGGTACATCAAGGCCAAGTCGTTCTTGCTTGGCGGCTCCGGTGTCAAACGTGAGACCTGGGCTCCCGGCACCTTGATGGAAATGCTGCGGGAAGGGCAACAGCGTCCTAGCCGGAATGGTAACGGCAATCACCGGCGGCGTATGCAGGATGACGAGCAACCCGCAGACTACTGAGTGAGGTATGAGTAATGCGTAAGGGCGGTGGCAAGCAGAAAGGCTCTCAGTTCGAGCGTGAAGTTTGCCGCCGCCTCTCCCTCTGGGTTACCGAAGGCAAGAAGGTGGATTGCTTCTGGCGCAGTGCGATGTCAGGAGGGCGTGCAACCCGAGCGCGCGGCAAGGTCCGGCAGGCTGGCGACATTTGCGCGGTAGCGCCCGAGGGTAATGCCTTCGCCGATCAGTGGTTTGTGGAGTGCAAGCACGTCAAGGCGCTCAACCTTGAGGGCTTCCTCATCAAGGGACTCGGCAAGCTGCACGAGTTCTGGAAGCTAGCGCGGAGCGAGGCGCGCAAGTACCATCGCGATCCGATGATTATCTGCAAGCAGAATGGCTGGCCGGTGCTGGTCATCAGCCGTCCTAACCACGTCGCGCATTGGGCTCCACCAATCATTGTAACCGAGGGCTTCGATGTCACAAGGTTCGAAGACTTACTTGCCGCCCCCTACGACTGAAGCCGAAAACGGCCTAGGTCTAGGCTACACAATAAATAGCGACAACTCGATTACCTGCCATCGCTGCAAAAAGCGTTCGCATAATATCAATGACGTTATCCATCGTTACTGCGGGCATTGCCATATCTTCCACGATACACCAAAAGGAACGCAGCCGTGACCGACCTAGTCGTTGGTGATCCCCATCTCAACGACAATCCGCGCGACGCATACCGCCATAAGTTCTTCGCCGACGTGCTCCCGGGCCTGCTGCTTGACCGCAAGCCTGACCGCATGGTCGTGGTAGGCGACATCACCGACGAGAAGGACCGGCACTCGGCTTGGCTAGTGAATAAGGTCGTCGGTCATTTCCATATGCTGACCAATCACGTGGCCGAGATCATCATCCTCAAGGGCAATCACGACTACGAGGACGAGAACAACCCGTTTTTTCATTTCCTCAATCGCATCCCGGGCCTGCGCTTTGTCTCGCACGTCATCCGCAAGCAGGGCACGCTATTCCTCCCGCACACAACGGATCATGTTCGCGACTGGAGCGACCGCAAGGAAGCGCCGCTGGCCTACGCTCACAACACCTTTGAGGGCGCGCTCGGCGGCAATGCCACTAAGCTGCGCGGCATTCCGCTCGAGGCCTGCCCTGCAGCGTTAGTGATTTCCGGCGACGTCCACGTGCCCCAGATGTTAGGCAAATGCGTGTACGTGGGAGCTCCCTACCGCATCGATTTTGGCGACGACTTCGAGCCGCGCTTGCTATTCGTGGAACCTAAAAATAACTGGATCACAACCTGGACCTCGTTCCCGGTAGGCGAGCTGGTCCCGCAGAAACGTCTCATCGAGTTAGCCAACCCGGAGGAACGCAAGGCGCCTAACTGTAGGCCCGGTGATATTCTAAAGATACGAGTCAATCTCAAGTACCGCGACATCGCAGACTGGCCTGCCACGCGGCAGACGATCGCCACTTGGGCTAACGAGAAGGGCTTTGTGGTCCACTCAATCCTTCCGCGCGTGCACTACAAAGCCGGGGCGCGCCCGGTTGCAGCCGATCGCAAGACCGACGAAGAGCTGGTCCGTGAGTTTGCTGGCGCAGCCGGCCTCGATAAGGCTACCACAAAAACCGGAGTGAGATTGCTGCTATGACGAAATATCGACCGCACCGTGGCATGCTTGCCGACGCAATGCGCGAAGTCCACGAGGTCAAATCTTTTGGCGAGCTGATCCGCGTCATGCGCGCCGAGGTTGAGAGTTGGTATCCACCTGATAAGCTCCCGACGGAGGCCAACACAAAAGTTGAGTATTATGGCCGCGATGATCGCATAGGATGGGACACTTACATCGTCACGGTTGATGGACAAGCTTGGGGCTTCACCGATGGGCCTGTCCCATGAACCTGAGCTTCCGCCGCCTGGTCATCCGCAACTTCAAGGCCTTCCAAGGCCCGGTGAAGCTCGATCTAGCCTCGCAAGGCCTCGGCCTGCATTTTGTTGCCGGCAAGAATGTGTTGGAGCCTAGCCTGCACTCCAACGGCGCCGGCAAGTCCTCGCTCTGGGATGCACTCATTTGGTGCCTGTACGGCAAGACCGTGGACAACCTACGCAATCCCGACATCAAGCCGTGGACGGGAGCGCGCGAGACCCGCGTCACTCTCTTATTCCGTTGCGACGAGGCGCACCACCGCGTGACCCGCACCACCTTTCCTAACCGCCTTGCGCTTGACGGCGAGATTGTAAGCCAGGACCGCATCGACAATACGCTTGGCATGGGCTTCGATTTGTTTACCAACACGATCCTGATGGGCCAAGGCCGGCCGCTTTTCCTTGAGCTCCCGCCCCGCGACAAGCTCGATCTGTTCTCAACCGTTCTTGATCTCGAAAAGTGGGAGCGGCGCAGCAGCAAGGCAGCTGAACTGACGAAGGAGCTAGACCGCGCTCTGATCCGGCTTGAAGAGGCCGTCCGGCAAGGGCAGGGCGAGCTGGAGCGGGTGAAGGCCTCGATTGAGGAAACCAAAGTGGAGCACGATCGCTGGGAGACGACGCGCTTCCAAGACGACTTGAACGCCATCGCCGAGGTCAAGCGGCTGGAGAAATCAGTGACCTCGCTGCGCTCCGAGCGCGACAAGGCTGACCTCGAATACGATAGTGCCGAGACCGAAATCCGGGCCCAGCGCGCGCACAAGACCCAACTGCAGGAATATCTCGAGCTCGCTACCGCGCAGCAACAGCAGGAGGAACGGGAGCTGGCCGCCAAGCGCACTGAGCTGACGGAGATACGAGCTGAACTGGTGCGTGAACTTGCTGATGGCGACACCTGCCCTACCTGCGGCCAGCAGATGACCGCGCAAGGCCTAGGCGAGCACCGCAAGCGGCTCAAGCAGAAGCGTGACACACTGAAGGCCGCAATCGAGCTCGGCGTCAGTGCTGGCACCCTCTCCGCCATCTCCGACCTGCACGCGCAGCTGGCCACGCTCAAGGAAAGCGCCTTAGAGTTCCAGCGCAAGGCTGATGCTGCCAATGACCGCATGATCGCGCTTGATCCCCAGCTTGCCCAGCTGGAGGCTAAGATCGAGCAGACCAAGGTCACCAAGTCCCGGCGCGAGCGCGAAGAGAACCCGTTCGAGTTTCAGCTGGCGCAGCTGCGTTCTCAGCGAGCTCAGGCCAAGGAGAATATCCGTGGAGCCCAGGAAGAGATTGAGGCCAAGACCCGGGATCGGGCACGCACCGCGTTTTGGGTCAAGGGCTTCAAGGATGTCCGGCTATTCGTGATCGAGGAAGTCCTGTTGGAGCTAGAAGTGGCCAGTAATGCATTGCTAGACCAGTTTGGCTTGATGGGTTGGGCGATCCGCTATAGCATCGAACGCGAGACTCAATCCGGCAACGTGAGCCGGGCCCTGAACGTGGAAATAATCTCGCCGCATAACTCCGGCCCGGTGCGGTTCGAAAGCTGGTCGGGTGGGCAGCAGCAGCGGCTGCGCTTGATTGGTTCGCTGGCGTTGTCGGACGTGCTACTGGAGCGCGCCGGAGTTAGGCCGTCGATGGAAATACTCGACGAGCCGTCAAGGTCGATCACTTCGCGTGGCGTGTGTGATATCGTGGACGCGCTAGCCGACCGGGCGTCGCAGCGTCAGATGCAGATTTACTACACCGACCATTCTGCGGTACAGTCGAGCCGGTTTGCTAACTCGATCGTGGTCACACTGGACGCCAATGGTGCACACCTATGAGAAAAGATTATCCCACGGACGCGTGGACTAAGGAAGTTTGCAAGATTGGCAAAGGCTACTTCACCTGCCGTTATCTAGCGATCGCCGCCGATGGCTGGTCGTGTGAGAAGCATAGCGCCCTGCGTAAGCACCTTGATGCTCGCGTCGCGAGCAAGACCATCACCGCGCGCGGCGACAACTGCCCTGGAAAGGATGCACGATGACTAAGATGTCGGACAAGGAAGCGGATGCGCTTCATATCGCCGAAACGGACGGGCGCTGGATTACTCCCGAGGCGCTTCCTACTCCTTACGAAGACGAGCTGCTTACTTGCTTGATCGAGGAAATGCTCGAGGTCGGCCAACGAGCCTGCAAAATCCAGCGCTTCGGTGCCAAGCAAATCCAACCTGGGCATGATGATAACAATATCCAGCGCATGTCGCGTGAGTACGGCCAGATGTGCTACGTCTGGGACTTACTAAGCGAGTGCGGATTGGTCGATCAGCAGGAAGCCCAAAGGGGCTACCACGAGAAGGGCCCTAAGCTCAGAAAATATATGCAGGCCAAGCCATGAACGGTTCTGATCCTCCACTGACGGATACGATTGATAGCTTGCGCCGCGAGCGCAACCTCGCACAGAAGCTCGATGAACAACAACGCGAGTGGTTCATGGCTCACGACGCCTATCACAAGGCTTCCGAAGCTTATAACCAACGGCTTGAATTAGTCCGCGCTGAGAGAGGACGTGGCAACTGGTCAATGAAATTGGACGCCGAATATAACGCGCTACACGACGCGCAAGCCGCAGCTTTGAGGGCGGATGAAACCTTCTATCAGGCCCTCCGCGCCGCCCATGATTAAGTTCTACAGCCGGGTGCAGAAGATCGAGCAAAAGAGCCGGGTGCTGCGGGCCTGGAAGGAAGGCGATGACGTCAAGACCGAGACCGAAGACCTCGGCTTCTACCTGCTGCTGGAGGACAGTATGGAATACCTCTATGTCGGGCACACCGCACCAACCTCGCTCAAGGTAGGCGATCGAGTGGCCGTTCTAATTACGAAGGTCTAGGATGCCGCGCCCGCCCAGACGGCCTAGGGTTACTCGCCCGCTCGAGTTCGCATCGATGCAGGAGCTAGACGCATTGCGGGCGGAGCTAAGGCGAGTCCAAGATGCAATCCAAACCCGCGTGACTCGCAGCGTGAATACGATCGAAGCCAGCACGCAGGCGATCCAAACCAACGTGCAGACGCTCGACGAAGTAAAAACGGCATTACGGGATATCCGTCTCATGCTTGGTCTGGAAACTTCCCAGAACGCTAGAGTGCTTTCCGAGCCGGTGCCGTGGTCCTATTTCCACGTCTGGATCGCGCGCATCAACGAGCGCCTAGAACGATTGGAGCGAGAGCGGCCATGATTATAAATCAGGACGTCAACGCCAAGGTCAAAGACTACACCCAGACCGAAAGCGAAGTCCTCGTCACCAAGATGTTCCCCACTCTGCAGGGCGAGGGACCGCTCGCCGGACAGTTTGCGGTCTTCCTGCGCCTAGCCGGGTGCAATCTGGGAGCTAAGCACAGCTGCGAATGGTGCGACACCGACTTCAAGCTGAAGGAAGGCAAGGTGCGCCGCATCTGCGATCTGCTAACCGAGGCTGAAGACTTCGCGCTCGGCAAGCGCAAAATCCTGGTGCTGACCGGAGGCGAGCCGCTGCTGCAAAATCCATTCCGGCTGGTGGAGTATTTCCTCAATCATGGTTGGCTAGTGCAGATCGAAACCAACGGCTATTTTTGGTCAGACGAAATGGATACGGTGACCAGCCGGCATCAGGAATGGCTGATGGTGGTGCTCTCGCCCAAGGTCAATCAGCGGCTCGAGTATCCGGTCATCAAGCCGAAGCTGCTGAAGGCTTCCAGCTGCCTTAAAATCTTGGTGGATGCCGACGAGAAGTCCCCCTATCACAAGGTGCCGCCATTCGCCTTCGAATATCTTAGCCGCGGTGCTGGCCATCCGTGCTACGTTAGCCCGATCAACCACTATCGCCGCGTGCCATTTTCCAAGGACGAGCCGGTAGGGTTCTGGGACACGCTCGGCTCGCCGCTCGACTTCCAGCGCTGCAAAGCCAATCATCGCTACGCCGCTGCGCTCGCGATGAAGTACGGCTTCCGGCTTTCCCTGCAAACACATCTTTGGGCCGAGGTAGAGTGATGGATTGGTTCGCTGGCCTATTTGATGTGGCCTACGGTTTCCTAGATCAGGTTATGATCTGCTGGGACGAACTGCTGGACTTGCTGCTCCCATTTCGACGCCGGCGGCGTTACCATGACCGATGACGTGACCCACGAGGTCCGGCACCTTAGGGAGGCGATGGCCTCGACTGCGCTCGCGCTCTTTGCCCTCGCCGCCCGGCTGCGACGCAAAGGCCAGATCAACGAGTCGCAGGAGCTGGAGCGGCTCGCCATTGAGCTGCAGGATATTATCCACCCGCCCAAGCCAGAAGGAGGAACCGACTATGATGAACGAGGCACACCTAGGCCTAGAAGAAGAAACCGAAAATGACGAGAATGCCTTAACGAGCGTGATGGACCACGCGGTGGGGGCTGCCGCCCGGGCCGCCTACGATGCTGCCTACGTTACTGCGCTCAAGACCGCCCGGTCCGTCCTGCGGTCCACAAACGCCAAGGTAACCCTCGAAGTGCTGAATGATATGATCTCGGTGTTCGAGCCGGACCCGGCTAGGCCCGAGGAAGCGGAAGACGAGGACGAAGACGAGGACGAGCCAGAGCCAGGAGCCCCCCGGATAGGGTCGCTTCCGGTGCCCCCGGATACGACCGGGAGCGCCTAGGGCAAGGCCTAGGAGCGTTTTCTAGGCCTGCCCTAGGCTCGCCTACCTGCCCCCGGGCCAAATCGCGTCCTAGGCCCTCTTAGGCCGATCCCGCGAAGGCCCCGGTTGGGGCCTTTTCCTTTGGGACCAATGCCCCCGGCTTTGCAGGCGCAGGTCATAATATTACCCAAATGAGTAAACAAAGAAAGAAAGTGAGTCATATTTTCCGTTGACTTAGATTGGCAATGAGCTATCTTACTCAAGTTAGGAACGCAGAACGGAAACGGAGTAACGGAAATGACCCACCTCTCCATGCAAGACCTAATCGCCAACCGGTCGTTCGCCAACGAGATGCTGTACCAGCGCCTAACCCGGACCGAGCGCAACAAGTGGCACCATGCATTCGTGCGCGCTGACGCGGAAATTCGCGCTCGTCGCGAGACAGTCAAGAAAAATGGTCAAGACCTTCGCGCTCTAGAGCAGCGCATCGCATTCAAATTCTAATCCTGCAATACAACTCAAACGGAGTAACGAACATGACCGAAGCTTCCCTTCTCCAGTTCCGCGCCCTCGCCGAGGCGATGCAGACCGCCCCGGCCAACTGGCAGTGGATCGGCCCGCACCTTTCGCAGCGTATGTTCGGGATTACCGAGCAGCGCGCCCTCGCCTACGCCGCTCGCCACGGTGGCGAAGCCCGGTTGATGGAGGCCGTGCGATGACCCGGAGGATTACTCGCATCGACCGCATCCTGCAGGCCCAGGCGCGTGTGGAGTTGGCGCGCCAACAGCTGGAGCAGCTGGATGCCTTGGACCCGCGCTTCGCCGGCGCGATCAATGAGTATCGCGCTGCCTTGGATGATCGCAGCGTTGTGGAAAAGGTGGTGCTCAAATGAGCCGTACCTTTGAAGGTTGGATCTATCTAGCTAAGTGCAGCATTCGCGACATTAGCGAAGAGAACGCCAAGGCGGTCGCAAGGCTGTGTTACGAGACCGACCAGAGTGGAGGCAAGGCCGCGGTGTGGCACGCTTCCAGCCTAGTCCACGGCAATGCGGTTTGCCCTTGCTACGATTGTTACGGGCAGGCTCCGGTCGGATAAAGCCCGCAACTCATTTCAGCACCTAAGCACAGGCCCCGGTTCGTCCGGGGCTTTTTTATATTTGGCTGTTGACTTATCCGTGGGTTGAGTTAACTAGGGAGGTGACTTAACTCAAACCCCAACGGAGACGACCCATGAAGTCCTTCATCTCGGCCGTGATTGCAGGCTCGCTGATTGCCGCCCCGGCCCAGGCCATCAACGTTTCCTACACCCCTACTTCGATCGAGACCTTTGCGCGTTCGGTTAGCCAGATGTACGATGGCACTCCCGCCCAGCTCCGGGCCCGTGTTGGCAACCCGACCGTGTTCGCCGTCAACCTCGAGACTTTGAGGAAGATGCCGCTTGTCGACAAAGCCGCCTTCCGGGACGACGTTAGATTTTACGGGCAGGCTAATCGGATTTTGGGCAAGTCGGTTAGCCGGCTCGTCTTCGTCGAAAAAAGTATGAGCGCGCTGAGCGCGGAACATCAATATCGCGTGGTGCTCCACGAGATGATGCACCTGTACGATTTCGAAGTTAACCCGGAGAAGTCCAAGGCCAAGGCCTTCGTCGCAGCCTTCCAGAAAGACAAGGCCAAGGTGACGGCTTATCTCAAGGGCAACGATGTTAGCGAGGACGACCGGCGGATTGTCCTGGCCTACGCCCATTATCTGGAAGCGCCGAAGGAAGCGTTTGCAGAAGCTGGCGCCCGCTTGATCTCGCCCCCGACCAACCAGAATGCGCGGGAGAACTTCTTTGCGATCTTCGCCAACGTCACCGCCTACGTCGAGGCGCAATTGCGCAAGGACGGGATCGTCACTAACGCCCCGGCGTCCAAGCCGGTGGAGGCCAAGGCGCCAGCAGCGCCACAGCAGAGTTGGATCGACGGGCCGCTCGGCGGCTCCTGCCCGCAAGGGACCCACCTGGATCCATTCGCTTCCGGGATTTGCGTAAAGGATCGAGTGTGGCCGTCGCAACTTCTCAAGCAGGAGGAGTGACCTAGCCACTGGAAAACCTGGACTTGCAAAATCCCTGATTTGATATCAATCTAGAATGCAAGAGCAAAAAAGGAGTGGTGCTGTGAGAGCTGGTGCAGATAAGGGTTTGCGGACCGTGGCCGCGCCCAGTGTCAAGCTACTTGAATTGTTCGAGGAACATAAGCTAGCCTGCCAGACTGCTGCCGATAAAATGCATCAAGGCGATCGCAGTCGGGTCCTGCTACTCCGTCTCGTCGGTGGTTGGCAGAAAGAGATTGAGCAGCTGCGGTTGCAGCTTGGTCTAGCGAGCTAAAGCGCGCAGTACCCCGGAAATTTTGGAATTTCGAACAAGTCCCCGCTAACCCGCTGAAATCCGTCGCTTTTCCCTTTGATGCCGGGTCCCCAGGGTTTTACCCCGTTCGAACCTCGGCTAGGACCGCCGGAAACGGCCCAAGGAAGCGTTTTCCCGCCTGCCCCTTCACCGCCCTAGCCTAACCCGCTGAAATCGCGCCAAAACGCGGTTTCCGGCCGACCTTGACCGAGCCATAAGGCTGGTATAAGTTCCTCAACCCAAGCGCCATATCGCCCAATCCGGCTGGGACCCCGGAAAAGGCCTAAAAACTCAGGGAAAACGGGCTTGGCCGAGGGGAATTGGATTTTGGTCCGCACCCAACCGCAACGCGAGCGCCTCGCCGTCCGGCATGTCCACCGGGTCGGGCAAGCCTGCTACCTCCCGACCTTCTGGGATCAGAAGCTGAAACGGCGCACCGTCCTGTTCGCCTCCTATCTGTTTGCGTTTGTCCGTGACGGCAGTTTCGGCTGGCTGAACTCGCTGCCCGGCATCGTCAGCGTTGTCCACTTCGGCGAACGGCCCGCACTCGTCCCCGCTCCCATAATCGAGTCCCTGCGTGCGCGCGAAAACGCTAACGGCAACGTCGTCCTAGCCTCGCAGGAAGAGTTGCAGGCCGGTGACCGCGTGCGACTACTGCGCGGACCGTTCGCCGAGCATATCGGTTTGTTCCAAGGCATGACCACCCACGAGCGCGTCTGCGTCCTGCTGCGTTTCCTGAGTGAGTACACTCCAGTCTACCTAGAACGAGCGGCGGTCGAGCGGGTCTAAGTCCCGTCCGCAGGCTCCCCTCCACGAAGGCAGATCGTTAGTAATTCCGCTGGGTTTTCCAGCTGGACTAGCCGGAGGCATCGTGGATATCGCTCTGGCGGAAGAGTTGAGTGGCGAGGTTAGGCTGCACCGGGCCGATTGCCCCTATTTAGCCACCCTGGTGGACCTAGGCCGTCCGGTATTTACCCTGTTCGGTGTGCACTGGGATGGATCCCTGCTCCCCGAGGTAGAGCGCCATTCCTGCCTGACCCCGCTTAACTAAAGGCCCCGCCTCCCATGCCCGGCGATCCGTTCTACCTCTCGTATGAATGGAAGCAGACCCGCTTAGCGGTGCTCGAGCGTGATGAGTACCGCTGTAGTGTTCCGGGTTGCGACGAGCCCGCCTCGGTAGTTGACCACATAAAGCCGCGCAAGCAAGGTGGTGACGAGTCTGCTGATAACCTGCGGTCGTTGTGTCGGGTGCACGATATCCAGATGCGCGAGAACCAGTCCGGTAAACGCAACCGCGATGGCAAACTACCCAGCGTATGCGACCGTAACGGCATGCCCCTTGACCCATCGCATCCATGGCATCGCAAGCCTTCCAGTTCCTAACTCAACTGGGGGGACTGCGAAACAATTATTCTCCCAGCCCCTAAAATAAACCTTTGAGGGGGGGACGATATGTGTTTAGGGGCACCCGAAAGCCAATGCCCAGCCCGCGGTGAACTTGCAACCTGAATGAGTTGCGAGCTACCGGAATCAACTCTGTGCAACCAGCGTGAGGACAAATATTCTATGCGTGGATCAAAGCCCGCTATCCGACCAGTGAGCAACCTCGTCAACCTGCCAGCCTCACAGGCCCGCATTCCCGAGCCCCCGGCCAGCCTGCACGAAGGCCTCGAGCGCGACTGCTGGCTGGAGGTCGTCCCGGAACTTGTGCGGCGGAAAATCTGGGATACTGACCTCAAGGACATGGTGCAGGCCTATTGCGTGCAGCGTGCCCGCTTTATGACTGCCAACGAAAAGGTGCAGGAATTGGGCTTGATCCAGAAGTCCAAGCGCGGCGATGGCAAATTCAACCCCTATATCAGCATCTCCAATGCGGCCTATGATCGCATGGTGCGGCTAGCAACCGAGCTCGGCCTTACCGCCGCCCGGCGCGAGAGTGCCAAGAAGGTAGACAAGCCGGTTGGCATCGCCGCCGACAAATTCCTCAAGCGCAATGCGGCGGTCTAGCTTGCCTAAAAAGCTGCCGCCTGAACTCAGACTGACCGGCGAGCGCCGCCAGTCTGAGCGCCCCCGTATTAGCCGGCCTCGTCTTACCCCGCCGCCGGAGCCGGAGCTAAGCCCGATCCAGCAATGGGCCGCCAGCGACCCGGCTACCCAATGGGCGCAGGATGTGATTGCCGGCCGCATCGTTGCCGGCCAGTTGATGAAGGCCGCGGCCGAGCGCCATATGCGCGACCTCTGCCGCACCGACCTGCGCTTCGATGTCGCCAAGGCCGCCGACGCGCTGGAATTCTTCCCCAGCATGTTCACGGTTACCGCCGGGGCCGCTTCCGGCCAGCCGTTCCATCTGCCGAACTATCTGGCCTTTGTGGTTGGCTCATTATTCGGCTGGTACAAGCCCTCCGGCCGGCTGCGCTTTCGCGAGGCTTGGTTAGAGATTGGCAAGGGGCAGGTGAAGACCCCGTTAGCGGCCGCTGTCGGCCTCTACATCATGGGCTGGCGCGGGATTGCCCGCAGCGAGGTCTACACGATAGCCAAGGATCGTAATCAGGCCAACGTACTGTTCGCCGACGCCGTCAATCTGTGCCGCGCCCCGATCCCCGGGCCCGAAGGCCCCACCAGCGACTCGCTTGAGTCGATCGGCGAGGTCATTATTCGCGGCACCGGCGAGATGGCGTGGATGATCGAACATCCCGGCACCCATTCCAAATTCCGCGTGCTAGCCAACGACGAGAAGATCTCCGGGCCGAAGCCCGCCATGGTATGCGCCGACGAGATCCATGAGTGGAAATCCGCTGGCCAGCTGGAGCTATGGAAAGCCGCACTGGTAAAGATGCCGACCGATGCGCTGCTGATGATTACCACCAACACCCCGGCCGCCGACCAGATTATTGCGACCGAGCTTTCGGAATTCTACCAAGGCGTCGTCAAAGGCGTGTTCGATGACGATGCGGTGTTCTCGTTTATCGCCCGGGTCGATGACGACGACGACCCGATGAACGACGAGGACTGCTGGCCGAAAGCCTTGCCGTTGCTGGGCTTGACCTACCCGGTGGAGAATGTGCGTACTGCGGTGGCGAGCTCGCGCCACCGGATCGCCACTAGCCTAACTACCAAGCGGCTGTACTTTGGCGTGCCGGTCGGCTCCTCGGCCTACTGGATCGACCTCGACTCGTGGGAGCTGGTGCAAGGCGATTTCCGCGAGGACGATATGGGCGATGCGCCGTGCTATCTCGGCCTCGACCTCTCGCAGAAGAACGACCTGACTGCGCTCTCGGCGGTGTGGCGCAAGGACGGCAAGCACTACGTCAAGATTTATTACTGGCGGCCGCGCGACAATGCGGTGGAAGCCGGTAAGGCCGACGGCGCGCCGTACTTCGAATGGGGCCAGCAGGGATTGCTCAAGCTGGTACCCGGTCTCAGTATTGAGTACGATTACGTGGCGGCCGAGGTGCAGCGTCTACACACCCGCTTTGCGGTCAAGGCGATGGCGTTCGATCCCGCCCATTCGATCGAGTTCCGCAAGGCCTGCGACCGCATCGGCTTTACCACCTGGGTGTGGAAAGAAGGCGAGACCAAAGGCAGCGGACTGAAGATGGTGGTGCACTCGCAAGGCCGCATGGGAATGCATAGCAAGCAGATGTTGTGGATGCCGCGCAGCCTGCAGCTATTGGAAGATTGTGTGCTGCGTGGCGACATCGTAATCCAGAAATCCCCAATCACGACGTGGTGTAGTGGCAACGCCGCTATCGAGGCCGACGCCCAGAACAACCGCTGGCTAATTAAGCAGCGGACGCGCGGGCGCATCGACGGCATCGTCAGTGCGGCCATGGGAGTTGGTATAGCACTCGCCGGTCTCGACGAGGCCCGCGAGCCTGAGTTCCAACTATTGGTTATGTGAGATGGCCACGCACCCGCCCGAGACCGTCTATGTAGGCGATGATTGGGTCCTTCTACGCACACTGGGGTCCGCCGCCCCGGGCATTGCGCTGGAATGGGTGCTGGCCACGCGCGGTGCTCTGGCACAGGTCATAGCTCCTGGTGCAGCGGTAGTCGAAGTCATAGACGAAGCCGCTGGGAGTGTGAGTGTGCGGGTGCCGCGCGACCTTAGCGCGACCATCACCCCCGGCCGTTACATCGACGGCCTGCGGGTAGTGGCGGTCGATGGCACGATAACGACCGAGGTCGTTGGCCAACTCGAGGTCGTCAATCCCGGCTTCATTATCCAGCCGGGAGACTCGCCGTCCGGGGACTCGCCCTCGTGAGGTTCTGGCTCGCCCGCCGGCAGAACATCATGTCGGTGGATAACGCCAGCGTCGGCAGCATGAACTACGCCGCGCTTGCCAGTAATGTAAACTTTGTGGAATGGCGCGATGCCGGCGAAGGCGAAGTCGAGTACAGCGACCGCCCGCCGATGCGTGAGTCCACGATCGACGTACTGCCCTACTGTCCATATTTTGACCAGTTCCTCCTCAAGCTGGTCGGCATCACCCTGACGCAGGCGAAGAAGGTCAAGAAGGATCTGATCGCCGAAGTCTACAATACCAAGCGGCAGGCGCCGTTCCATTACGTGGTGGCAGCTGGTGACTACTTCTGGGACGCGACCGACGCGACCTTGTTCTCGTCCACGATCCCGGCCATCCAGAACGCTACCGCTTCGATCAACGCCATCGTGACCGCGCTCAATGCCGTGGTGGCCTACTACAATTCAAACTTCGTCAACGCCATCAACGGCAATGCCACTATCGGGAATGCCAATGCCACTATCGCCAACATATTGACGACCCAACTTGGCGCCCTGGTGGCGGAAATAAACTCTTCCATCGTCGATGCCACGAACCTAGGTTTCAACTCCGTCGATGCCCTCGATGCCAGCATCTACGCCCAGGGCAACGCCCTCGTCAGCTTTTTGAATATTACTACTATCGCCTCTCTCAATGCAGCGACGGTCCCGATCGGCTCCGCGCTTTTGAATTCTCCGTTGTTACCGATAACCGGCATCGACTTTGCCGCCGGCGGTTCTAATCCAAACCGCGACAGCTACGTCTCGGCCCCATCGCCCGGAACTCAGAGCGTCGGCATGATCAGCACCACGGCCGCGCCGTGGACCAACCTAAGTCCGGTTGCGACCAGCAACGTGCAATGGATCCCGGTCGGCGGCACTGCGCCGGTCACCGTCACCCCCGCCGAGCAGGCCGCCATCCTGAACGGCATCGCCGTCCGCTCTGCCGATCTCAATACCAAAAAGAATACCAAGACCAATGCCGTCAATGCCTGCACTACGATAGGTCAAGTGATCGCCTATGACGTGACGACAGGCTGGTAAATGCCCGGGGAAGAGTACGACGAGCTCGAGGAAGCGCGTGGCGAGACCGTCCGCGACATCGCCGATTGTCTGGCGCGGCTGGCGCGCGCTAGCTACCTGCTCTCCCCCGCCCAGCGCGTCTTCATAGCCGAGGAGCTACGCAACGTCGCCGACCTGTTCGACCGCGGCAAAGGCGAGCAGCTGCGCGCCCGTATCCGGCGCGGCCGCTTTGTGCTGATGACGCTTAACGGTCCCAATGGCCGCCCGCTTTACAGATTGACGAGTTAGATGGCCACGCCGCGACCCATGGCGCCATCACGAGTCATCAAGCGAAGTATTGTCATCGGCCAGCACAAGACCAGCGTCAGCCTCGAAGCGGAATTTTGGGATTGCTTCAAACGGCTGGCGTACTCCCGCGGTCTCACGCTTAGCCAGCTCGCCAGCCGGATCGACGAAAATCGGATCGGACAGGGCGGCAACCTGTCTTCCGCCCTCCGCGTCTTCGTCTTGGATTACTACCGGGAGCAATTCTATGCCAGCACTCAAGGCGGCCGAACTCAAGATCACGCCCGATGATGGCGAGAGCCACAGCGACTTCATCGACCGCTGCATGGAAGAGGGCTTTGACGAGGACGAGTGCGAACTAATCTGGGATGAGGAAAAAACCATGAGCGCAGCACCGGCTATGAAGCAACCGCGGATCGACGCCAATGCGGTGCGCCGCGCGATCCACGTCACCGAGAAGGCCGCCAAGAATGATGGCGTCATTACCTTTGTGCTCAGCGACGAGACGCCCGATCGCATGGGCGACATCATCATGGCTAGCGGCTGGAAGCTGGCGAACTTCAAGCGCAATCCGATTGCGCTGTTCGGCCATCGCTCCGACATGCCGATTGGCAAGTGGCGGAATATCCGCATCCAGAACGACCAGCTGCTGGGCGACCTCGAGCTCGCCGATAAGGGCACCTCGCCACGCATCGACGAAATGATTGCGCTCGTCGAGCAGGACATTCTGCGGGCGGTCTCGGTCGGCTTCAAGCCGCTCAAGCACGAGCCGCTGGATGAGAAGGATCCCTGGGGCGGAGTGCGCTTCGTCCAACAAGAGCTACTCGAAACATCTCTGGTCAGCGTCCCCGCTAATCAGAACGCGTTGCGAGTTGTGAAGTCGCTCGGCATTTCCGAAGCGACGCAGAAGATCGTCTTTGGCGCGAGTCTAGACGTAGGCACTGGTACGCAGCGACGAGCTGCAGGCACGGCAGTAGTAGTCAAACAACAGGAGGCCAGGATGGCCAAACGTACCATTGCCGAGCAGATTGCCGGCTTTGAGGCGACCCGCGCTGCGAAGGCAGCAAAGATGGAAGAGATCATGGATACCGCTTCCGACAAGGGCGAGACCCTTGATCAGGAGCAGCAAGACAACTACGACGCGCTGGCCGACGAGGTGAAGTCGGTTGACCAGCACCTCGACCGGCTGCGGGTTCTGGAGAAGACCAACCTGCACCAGGCGGTGGAAGTCCGCGTGGTCGATGCGAGTGACGCTGCCCGTGCCCGCGCCAACGATGGCAACATCGTGCGGGTGGAGGGAATGCGCTCGCGCGTTCCCAAGGGCATTCTGTTCGCCCGCCACTTCATCTGCCGGGCGTTCTCCTCGCTCAACCCCGGTACTTCCGCTATCGAAGCGGCGCGCAACTTCGGCTACTTCGACCAGACGCCGGAACTCGAGGGCATCCTCAAGGCCCCGGTGCTGGTCGGCACCACGACCGGAACGAACTGGGCCAAGCCGCTGGTGGAGCCGCAGTTCATGGCCTCGGAGTTCATCGAGCTCCTAGTCCCGCTCACGATCATTGGCCGCATCCCGGGCCTGCGCCGGGTGCCGTTCAATATCAAAATCCCGCGCGAGATCACCGCCGCGTCGGTCAACTGGGTCGGTGAAGGCGCCCCGAAGCCGGTCAGCGCCATGGCGTTCGACTCGATCTCGCTCGGCTTCACCAAGGTGGCCGGGATCGTGCCGGTGACCGACGAGCTGTTCCGCTTCAGCAACCCGGCGATCGAGGCGCTGGTGCGGGACTCGTTGCTCACTGCGGTGGCGCTGCTGACCGATCGGGACTTCCTCGATCCCAGCAAGGTGGCGGTGCCGGGCGTCAGTCCGGCTTCGATCACCAACGGCGTGACTCCGATCAACCCGACGGGAACCACGGGCGACGCGCTCCGCGCCGACCTTGGTACTCTGCTGTCCACCTACGCCGGCCTCAATATGAGCGTGGCCGGTCTCGTGCTCGTGATGACCTCGCAGCAGGCGATCCGCATCTCGCTGCTTCGCAATGCGCTTGGTCAGAAGGAGTTCGATGGTATGGGTCCTGGTGGTGGCTCGCTGGAAGGCATTCCGGTCGTCACTTCGGAGAACATCGTCACTGCCGGTTCGCCGGCCGGCAGCCTGATCGTGGCGATCAATGCCCCGGAAATCCTCCTCGCCGACGATGGTGCGGTGCAGGTCGATATGAGCCGGGAAGCCTCGTTGCAGATGGACTCGGCTCCCGACAGCCCGCCCACTGCTTCGACTATCATGGTGTCGTTGTGGCAGCGCAACATGGTGGCCCTGCGGGCCGAGCGGATGATCAACTGGATGCGGCGTCGCGATGGCGCGGTCCAGTACATCTCCGGTGCGGCCTACGCTTAAGTCCTCCTAGGTGACCGACAAACTAGGGGCAGCTTCGGCTGCCCCTTTTTTTAGAGGGACACAAACTTAGGAGAGACCCCCAATGCCGAAGATGATCGCACTTTCTAAATTCCGTTATCCAAGCGGACCGTCGGGTAAGGAATACAATTCGGGCGACGAGCTCGATGTGAGCAGCGACCGCGACGCCAAGGCCTTGCGTTTGGTCAAGCGCGCCAAGGATGCCCCGGTCACCCAGCCAGCCGCGGAGCCGCCGAAGTCAACGCGAGGCGGTGCGCGTCCCAAACTCGATCCCTATAAGACCACGGCGATGGCTCCGGCGGCCGAGGAGGCCAAGCCAATCACTACGACGGAAGGCCGTCCCGGCACCTACAGCCGCGAGGATATGACGGCCGAGACTGCCGTGGGCCATAAGGAAAGCGAGAACTGAGATGCGCCTCCTCGGCTTCGATCTGTCCGTCAAGCGCGCCGTTCCTCCCGGCGCGCAGTTAATCAGCGGCGATCGTGGCCGGTGGTGGTGGCCCATCGTGCGTGAACCGTTTACTGGCGCCTGGCAGCGGAATAGCGAGCTGCGGGCGGAAAGTGTGCTGGCGATGTATGCGGTGTACGCTTGCATCGAGCGCATCGCCAGCGATGTCGGGAAATGCCGACTCAAACTTGTTGAGAAGGACGAAAACGACATCTGGACGGAGGCGGACTCGGCCGCCTTCGCTCCCGTCCTGCGCAAGCCCAATCACTACCAGACGCGCATCCAGTTTTTCGAAAACTGGATTGTGTCGAAGGTGACCACCGGCAACACCTACTCGCTCAAGGCCCGCGATGAGCGCCGGGTCGTCACCGCGCTCTACCTGCTGGATCCGCTACGGGTCAAGGTATTGGTCACCCCGTCCGGCGATGTCTATTACGAGCTCAATGAGGACTACCTCGCCGACCTGCATCCTAATCGTGACGCAGGCGGCGGCGGCATCGTGGTGCCGGCCTCGGAAATAATCCACGATATGTGCACCATCAAATTCCATCCGCTGTGCGGCGTGCCGCCTTTGATTGCCGCCGCCGGTCCGGCCGGGCAGTCGCTCAATATCGAGAAGAACTCCACCACCTTCTTCCGCAACAATTCCACTCCCGGCGGTTTGCTCACCGCTCCCGGCGAGATCAAGGAAGCGACCGCCAAGCGGCTGAAGGAGTATTGGCAGACTGAGTTCAGCGGCGACAATGCCGGCAAGATCGCCGTGCTTGGCGACGGTCTTAAATTCGAGCCGATGGCGACCACCGCGCAAAGCTCGCAGCTGGTGGAGCAGCTCGGCCTGGGCGCCAAGATGGTGTGCTCAGCCTTTGGCGTTCCCGCCTACATGGTTGGCGTCGGCGACCCGCCGGCCTACAACAATATCGAGGCGCTCAATACCCAATATTACACCCAATGCCTGCAAAAGTATTTCGAAGCCATCGAGCTGCTTTGCGACGAAGGCCTCGGACTCGTGGACACTCCTAAGCGCTGGCTAGGCACCGAGTTCGAACTCGACGACCTGCTGCGGATGGACACGATGGCGTTGATCGAGTCCATCGACAAGGCGGTCAAGGCCGGGGCGATGAAGCCAAACGAAGGCCGCAAGAAACTTAACTACGGCCCGGTGGAAGGTGGCGATGCCTGCTATCTGCAGCAGCAAAACTTCTCACTCGCCGCCTTGGCCAAGCGCGATGCGAAGGAAGACCCGTTCGCAAAGGTAGCCCCTCCGGGAGCTCCGCAGCTTCCGAAGCCCGCAGACGGTGGTGATGGCGCAGACGAGGAGGCCGCTTCGATGGAAGACACCCCGATGATTGAAGTCTATCGCGCAGCATTGCGATTGCAGATTGAGTCGCGAGCGGTGGCCTAGAAATGAAAAGCCAGAACATAGCCGACCTAGTCGGCGCGATCGTCGCGCCGGTCGTTGGCGATTATATCCGTGAGTGCCGCAATGCCTTGACGGAAAGCCGCGCCTTAGTGGCGGAGCTAACCGGCCGGCTAAATGCGCTCGAGCGCTTCGCCGCGGTTCCCGGCAAGGACGGGTCACCCGGTATAGCAGGCGAGCCCGGTCCAGCCGGTCCCCCCGGTCCAGCCGGTCCCCCCGGTCCAATGGGAGAGGCTGTTCCCGGCCCTCCAGGGCCTCAAGGAGCGCCTGGGGAGAGGGGGGCGGTAGGTGAACGAGGGGAAAGCCTCCAAGGCCCTCCTGGGCCTGCGGGCGCGGCTGGGGAGCCCGGTCCCGCCGGACCGCCCGGGCTGGCCGGAAAAGATGCCCCGGAACCGGACCCGGACCGGATCGCGCAGCGCACTGCGGCCATCCTGGAGCCGCCGTTGCGGGCTTACCTCGGCGAGCTCGTCATCAACGCGACCCGGCACCTGCTCGTTTCCGATGACGAGAAGGGCATGAAGATTGATGACGTGCAGAAGCTGGTGACTGCGCTCATCGAACAACGGTTTAACGGTTTCATCGGTTTCATGCCGAAGGACGGCAAGGACGGCAAGGACTTCGAACCGGAGGCAGTGCGCTACATTATCGAGGAGGCAGTTGCAGCGCTGCCGCCGCCAGCCGATGGCAAGGATGGCCGCGACGGCAAAGATGGCAAGGACGGAAGGGACGCCAAGGATGTGGATGAGGAAGCGCTCATCATGCGCATCGCGCATCTCATCCCACTTCCCGAGGACGGCAAGGACGGCAAGGACTTCAAGGTCGAGGAGGTGCGACCAATCCTCGAGGAGCTGGTGCGCGCAATCCCGCCTTCTCCTCCAGGCCCGCCCGGCAAGGACGCCGAGCCGCTGGATCCCCAGCAATTCGTTCCGGCCATTCAAGAGACCATTCGGCATATGGTCGCGGCGATGCCGATGCCGCAGGACGGAAAGGACGGCAAAGATGGCAAGGACTTCATCCCCGACCTTGAAGAGGTCCGGCCGATGGTCTCGCAGGCCGTTCTGGAAGAGGTGGCAAAAATCCCCACTCCGGCTAACGGTAAAGATGGCAGAGATGGACGAGACGGTAAGGACGGAGTTGGTCTTGCAGGTTTCTTCATTGATCGAGAAGGCTCTGCTATCGCAACTCTTAGCGACGGGACCACACACAATCTCGGCTGCATCTTGGGCAAAGACGGCTTACCCGGATTGCCGGGGAAAGATGGCCGCGACCTGTCCTTGGTCAATCTGCGTTTTGAGCTAGACGAGCGTGTCTTCCGCGTCAAGCATGAAGACGGCAACGTCATTTTCTCCACCACGATCCCGGTGCCGCTCGATCGCGGCTCCTATTCCACCATCGCGCAATATGAGAAGTCCGACGAAGTGACGTTTGCCGGGCAAGTCTACATTTCGCTCAAGGACAACCCGGTAGGCAAGCCGGGCGAGACGACCGATTGGCGATTGCGAAGTCGGAAGGGACGTGATGGACGCGATGGTAAAGACGGCGCCCGCGGCGAGCGCGGACCCGAAGGAGCACCGGCCCAGCCACCCAAGCCCGACTTTGGGCGGCACCCCGAAGCCTGATTGGTTCCCGGACTGGACCGGAGCCACCTGCGCCATCGTGGCTTCCGGCCCCAGCGCGGTGCGGGAAAAGTTCGAGCTGCTGCAGGCCCGCCGCGACATAAAGGTGGTCGCGATCAATACCAGCTTTCAGCTGGTGCCGTGGGCCGACCTGCTGTATGCCTGCGATGGCAAATGGTGGGAGCTATACAAAGGTGTGCCGGACTTCCACGGCCTTAAGGTCGTCCACGAGCGTACCGTGGTGGCGAAGTTTCCCGAGCTCAAGCGAGTCGAGGTTATCCGGTTCGGCAACGAGCTCATCACCGAGCCTCCAGGCTTGTTAGGAGCGGGCGGCAATTCCGGCTTCCAGGCCTTGAACTTGGTGGTGCAGTTCGGCGTCAAGAAAGTCATCCTGATCGGCTACGATATGCGGGTGGACTATGGCGGGCACTGGCATCCCCGCCATCCGTTCCCGCTTTCCAATCCTGATGCCGCCGCAAACATTCCACGCTGGCGCAAGGCGGTTGATGGTGCCGCTCGCAAGCTAGCGCAGCTTCGGATTGAGGTCGTCAATTGCTCGATGGTTAGTGAGTTGGTGGCTTATCCGAAGATGCCTCTGGAAAAGGTTTTGGAATTGTCCTGACTCCTCCTTTCCCGGGTTGGGATGATCCTGAGCCGGGGCGGCGTGCAATTAGGAACAGCGATCGCACCATCCTGTTTCTTTGGTATCGCACTTCGTCTCGGTTCTTGAACAGGAGCGGCCTATGGATCCGGTGCGGATTTTTATTGGCGTGGGGGCGAATGACGAAGACCTCGAGTTTCAATCGGTGCTGCACTACTCGCTCGAACGCAAGACCAGCCAGCCGCTGGAAATCAATTGGATAAGATTGTCCCGCAACCCCGAGTCGTTCTGGTACTCGGACCCACAAGCCCGCAAAGGCTGGAACACCCGGACTTGGCACACCCCGTTCTCGCCGTTGCGGTGGGGCGTCCCGGCATTCTGCCACTTCCAAGGCAAGGCGATCTACCTCGACGTTGACATGATCGCGATGGCGGACATCGCCGAGCTATGGAACCAAGAAATCAAGGATGAGGCTGGGATGCTGGCGAAAGTCCCGGACATCTGCGTCACGATGTACAACAATCCGGCGATGCAGAAAGCGCTACCGCCAGTAGAGCAGATCAAGACCCAGCCCGGGCTTTACCGGCAGGTGCGCTATCGCTGCCTCGGCCAAGCCGGGCTGATCCAGAAAGTGAGCGGCAACTGGAACTGCCTCGATCTCAAGCGCGACCGCGGCGGCGAGTACGTTAAGGTGGACGACCCGGAAATCAAAATCCTGCACTTCACCAAGGTCGCCACCCAGCCGCATTTGCGCCATGCCTTGCCACGGTTGAAGAAGGAAGGCCGCAAGCATTGGTACGAGTTCAACCGGCAAGAGCCGATCCACGATCACGCCCGCAAGGATGCGCTAGCCTTCTTCGACAAACTTTTGGTTGAAGCTGATGAAGCCGGGTACAAGATCGACAACTATCGCAACCCGGAAGGCGCCTTTGGAGACTACGGCCGCTTCTGAATTGTTCCGGCAGGCCAACTCTTTTCTGGATGAGATTGAGCGCAAGTACCAGCAAGGCCAGCCGGTCGGCGCGCTCATCTATCTGCTGCACCTAGTCCTCGAAGATATCCAACAGCTGGGAGATGAGAGTGGGGTTCGGAGATGAACTCATGGGCAGCGGACTAGCCCGTGAAGCCAAACTCATTGGACACCGAATAGCCTTTGGGCACAGCGGCCGCATCCTTTGGTCAAAGCACGCCTACCCGATTTTCTACCATAACCAGAACGTCGCCCGTCCCGGCGATGAGCTGCGCGCCTTCCAGCCGGTCTTCAAGTGGATCGAACACTACCCCGGCAATCGGCTTTACAACAAGCTCGACCACGCCAAGACCCGCTGGATTTGGAATTACGATTTCAAGGCTATTCCCGGCGAGCTGTTCCTAACGCCAGCCGAGCAGAAGCGCGCGGAGATTGATGCCGGTAGCAACTTCATCTTGATTGAGCCCAACGTCCCGATGTGGAAGCGCTCGTCATGGAATAAGATGTGGCATGGTTATCAGGAAGTGGCCGACCGGCTCAAGGCCCGCGAGCTTGATGTCGTGCAGCTGGTTTACCAAGGAATGCATACCAAGCTGCGCGGCGTTCGCTACCTGACCTCGACCAATATCCGGCAAGCGATGGCCTACTTAGCGCGAGCGCGCCTGTTCATCGGACCCGAGGGCGGTCTGCACCACGCCGCTGCTGCGCTCAATGTCCCGGCCATCGTTCTATTCGGTGGCTTCGTCCCGCCCGCGATTACCGGTTATGACTTCCATGTCAATCTCACCGGCGGCGTCGAGGCCTGCGGAGCGCTCGACCACTGTACGCATTGCAAGCTGGCGATGCGGAAGATCACGACCGACGAGGTTATGGCCCATGCCTACCAGCAGATAAAATATGACGAAGTTTGCGCGCTATGATCTGCGGCATGATATCTGCAGCTTCGACTTCTACAATGTAGCCGTGATCGCCGCCGCGCGGGGCTATCGCGGATTTGTCTTCGACGGCCTCGATAATCCCAAGTGCGGCAAGTGGCCAAAACCGCAAGTGCTGGAGCGCTTCCACTCCATCATCGAACCCGGCCCCGCCTTCCTGCGGATGGATTGTTACTACGGCTTTGGCGGCGAGCGCATCGGCCATCCGCATCTGCGCCATCTCGTTGCCCGCTACCGCCTCGGTTTAGACTTCCCGCGCTTGTGTAGCGTGCAGGCTCCCCAGCTGGTCGAGTACACGGTGACGCTGCGACAAGAGCCGCGCATTCCTGAGCGCAACTCCAACCTCGCGGCATGGCGGGAGTTCGCTAGGATAATCGGGGCGCGGGTGTTCGAAGATTACGCGGTCGAACCGATCCCTCTGCACGAGCGCATGGCTTACTACGCTGGCGCCAGGATGAACTACGGCGTGCCCAACGGGCCGTTGTTTCTCAACTTCCTTTCCACCTATCCAGTCACTCTGTTTGCTTGCGACCGCTGCGCCGGGGCCTTTGGCAATGCCGGCATCAAGTTCGGCCGCCAGTTTCCGTGGTCGCAGTCAAACCAGAGACTGGTCTGGGAGCCGGATCACCTGCCTACTCTGCTGCAACATTTCGAAGAGACTAGCCGTGAAGGAAGTAGGCGGGATTTGGTTGCCGGATAGGGAAGAGCATCTGGTGCAGCATATGCAGCAGGTCAATCTTGCCGTTGATGGCAAGCTGACCTACCAGTACCACAAGCTCGATAAGGCGATGCGGCATGTGAAGGAGTGGCAAACCGCCATTGATATTGGCGCCCATGTCGGTCTGTGGTCGATGCATCTCGCCAAGCGCTTCAGCAAGCTGTACGCATTCGAACCTGATCCCGAGCTTTGCCAGTGCTTTGCTAAGAATGTACCGGGCGCTAATGTCGAGCTATTCCGCATCGCGCTTGGGGACCAATCGGGTTGGGGCAACCTAGCCTTGGAGCGTGGCAGCTCCGGCGGCACTCACATTATCCGCAACGATAAGTCCGGCAAGGTTATGATCCGCCAGCTGGACGACTTCCACTTCAAGCACATTGGCTTCATCAAGCTTGATGTCGAGGGCTTCGAGCTGTTCGTGGTGCAGGGCGGCGAGCTCGTTATTTGCCGCGACCACCCGGTCATCGTCATCGAGCAGAAGCCGAAGGGACTCGCCGAGCGTTATGGCGTGGAGCGCTTCGCCGCGCTCAAGCTGTTGCAGAAGTGGGGCGCCAAGATCGTCGAAGAGATGTCGGGCGACTACATCGTAAAGTGGTAGCCAAATGCTATGGTGCCCCATCCTACCGGAGCGGCGCGCGAAGTTCGAAATGATTATGCACAGCCTGGCCGCCGGGTGGCCGGGAGCCAAGTGCATCTACGGCGAACCGCCGGACGACGCTAATCCGGTGGCGTGCTACGGGCAAGTCTGGGGCAGTGAGAAAATCCTGCAGCGGGCCTGCCTGACGAGGAGGGAGTTTTGGCATATCGACAACGGCTTTTGGCATCCCGGCCGCGGCAACCCGCACGGCTTCTACCGGTTCGCGATGAACGGAATGTCCGCACGCTTCCTGCCCGAAAGTCCGCGGGAGAGGTTCGACGCGTTGCAGGTCACACTGAAGCCGTGGCGACGATCCGGGCGACACATCTTGCTAGCTCTTCCTGGCTTGGAGTACGGGAGTGGGATCGGACTGAGCATGCCGTACTGGATCCAGGAGACGGAAGCTAGGTTGCGGAAGCTGACCGAGCGTCCGATCCGCATCCGCGAGCGCAAGTCTGAAGTCCCGCTGGCATTGGACTTGCAGGATTGCTGGGCGGTGGTGACGCATAGCTCCAATATCGCGGTCGATGCGGTCTGCGCTGGCATTCCGGTTTTTGTGTCCACGCTTTCGATGGCGGCCCCGGTCGGCAACCTTGATCTGCTGGACTTGGAACAGCCGGCACGGCCGGAACGGATTGAGTGGTGCCGTTCGTTGGCGTGCCAGCAGTTCACCGCTAGCGAGATGCGGGACGGGACGGCTTATCGCTTTCTCACGCGAGTAGAACATGCAGCTCACTCCTAAAATCGAAGTGCTAGAGGCGGCCGACGACTTCAACCTCGTCACGCTGGAAGAGGTCAAGTCCTTCCTCAACGTCCAGACTGACAATGACGATGCCCGGCTAACCGAACTGATCGCATTTGCTTCGCGCGTCATCGCCGATATCTGCGATCGGGTATTTGCGCTCGAGAAAGTATCCGAGACGACGGTGCTGTATGGCAGCGCCGAGGGCGGCTTGCTTCTCAATCGCTATCCGGTCGTCGAGATCGAGAGCATTACCAACGGCGACAACATTGTCACCGAGGATACCTACACCCTCGATGCCGGTGGCGGCGTCCTCCATGGTCCTCTGATTGGCAAGAATACAATTGTGTACAGCGGCGGCTACGAGCTGCCGGAGAATGCGCCCGGTCCATTGTCGATGGCGTGCATCGACTTGATCCGCCAGACTTACTACCTCGGCTCGCGCGATCCGTCGGTGCAGAGCATTACCGACAACGCCACCGGCTCGATCCGTTTCTTTCCGCCTCCCGGCATGAGCCGGACTGGGGCACCAACCAAAGCTTCGCCCCTCTCGCCGCAAGCGAGTGCGCTGATCGCCCCCTTCAAGCGGCTGTACATCGCGTGAGCGACCTGCACGTCAACACCAAGCTCGCGGTCCACGACTTCGCCAAAGTCACGCGCGAAGCCGTCGATGCTTTCGCCCAGGACTTGGAAGCGGCCGAGCGCGCCGACATTGCCGCCGGTGGAATGCAGCGCTTCGCCAAGCAGACACGGGTGCGGGTAAGGCCGAAGGGCGATCGCGGTTGGGACGTCAATGTATTCCCGCGGCCGAACTGGATACGGGCCTGGGAGTACGGCGCCACCGCGGTTGGCAACCCGATGCTTTGGATCCCAGCTCCCGGCAACATCTTCGGCCATATGCGGGCGCGCAGATATCCCGGCAAGCTGATCCGGCCTAAAGGCTCCAACGTGCTGATCAACGCGGTGACGCGCAAGGTGGCTTTCATCGGCGTCCCCCGCACCACCATCCAATCGACCTTGCACCTGCGCCAGATCGCGGAAGAGAAAGCTGCCCGCTTTGTCAACATCGTGATGAGTGTATTGTAATGCTCGACTACAACGCCACGGTCCTGCTCTATGTGCAGAACCAGTTCTCCCGCCCAGTCGAGATCACGCCCTATGGCTCGCAGCCCGGCAAGTCGATGTACCGCGGTCGCGGCGTCTACGTCACCACGCCGATTGATGTCGCTACCGAAGCCAACGTGGTGTTCTCCGACCAGCGCACCGGCCTCGATATCCGTTTGAGCGAGTACCCCATCCCGCCCGATGTGCGGGACTGGATATTCATTCCGGCGCATATGTCGATGCCGGCGATTGGTCCGTTCGAAGTCCTCGACATCGACGTCTTCCACGATGGCCGCGCCCGCCTCGCGCTCCGTCTCGCCCAGATCGACGAACCGCGGCTTTCTAATCCATGAGCGCTATTCGCAAAATCCAGATCGGGATGGTGGAACGGCTGAAGCTGTTTCCGTTCTTCGCCAAGTTCACCTTCCGCATGGCGCAGTCCTATCAGGTCCAGCCGGCGGACTTGCCCTACTGCGGCATCTATGTTCTGCCGGAAGTGCAGACCGCCGACGGCGATGGCAATGCCGGCGAGCCTAGGCTCAAGTCCGAGTCGATGATCGGCATCAGCGTCATCCTGCGAAACGTCCAGGCCGACGAACTCGAGAATGCGCTTGATACTGCCTTTGACGTCATCATGATCGGCCTGCTGCAGGACCCTACCTTCATCGGCTTTCCGCCGGTTGGCCAATACGACATCGAGAGCATTCCCAAGGTTCGCCGGCAATATGTGTTCGGCTCTATCGGCTCCGGTAATGAGACGCCGATTGGCGAGCTGCGCTGCGAGTTCAGCTTCATCACCAAGTACGACTACCCGCCCAACATCTACGACAACCTCGATCTCATTGTGCTGGAGACGGCTTATCCCAGCCTCGAGGCCTACGAGAGTACACAGCAGGTATTGGTCCCGATCAACTTGCAGACCGGAGATTCCGGCGACTCGCCCGACCGCTTTGCAAGGACCGACCAAGACCGCGACTTCCAGTGGCCGTTATTTGCTTCCGGCGACGAACCGCCGCCATAAGGAGAGGTGCATGGAAATCATCGTCAACAATATGACCGGCTATGAGGAAGGCTCGGACCGCTTCCAGATTGGCCGCATTCGGGTATGGCCGGGAAAGACTCGAAGCTATACCGCCGAGGAGATCCGCAAGTACATTCGGCATCCGCTCGGCAACATCAAGTTTCGCGCCACTATCTACGACAGCGTGGAGTGGCCGTTCGACCAATTTACCAAGCGCCGCATCAAAGACGGTACGGTGTTGACGGAAGCCCCCGATCAATGGCCGGTCTCGACCGAGCCTAACGGGGACGACCTGGACCTGGAGCCACCGAAGCCTCTGGATGGTGACGCACCCGAGGCTTAAGGAGGTGCGCGGAGGGCTGGGGGATTAGTCTGCAATTGACTTGGCTACCACGCGGAGGTTGATTGTGGGTCCCCTAATTTCCCAGCTGCTCCCGTACCCATGAGACCCCTTCCACGCGAACAAGAGATCGTCATCGCTTGGCTGTACGGCTTCGTTACCGGCGCCATTCTGATGATGGCCTTGTTCGGCATCGGAATGATTTTGCACACATTCTAATCTCTGCGCGAAAGCCTTTAGCCAGGGCATCATCGCGTCGAGGGCGCTGGCGGAGAACTTGCAGCCAAGCTCCTCTTCCTCTTGGGGTGTAAGGACCGTCAGCGTCTCCTGGTGTTCAAATGAACTACTCAGACTCACACGACTACGACGGCCGGCCGCGCGTGTGGTGGCCCGATGATTATTCTAAGACTGACCAACTACTGGCAGAACTGGTGCGAGTTCACGGCTGGGACTATGCGGAAAGACTACTCGAGCAAGATGCAGCCATGCGAGACGCCGCCGAGCAGGCAGCTAAAAAGACGACGCGGCAGCAACCTAAATCCCCATCCATGAAGGAGGCCTGCTATGCCGATTTCGTTTAATAGCATTCCCGCTCAGTGGCGCATCCCGCTCTACTGGGCGGAGGTCGATCCAAGTCAGGCGGGCTTGCCGATTGTCCGCCAGCCGGCGCTCGTCGTTGGCGCCAAGATGGCGAGTGGCCTGCAGCCGCCCGACATTCCGCGGCCGATGGGCACGCAAGCGCAAGTCGATCGGGCCTATGGTCAAGGCTCGGAGATCAGCTGCATGTTCAAGGCCTTCTTCGCCAACAACTTCGCACACGAAGTGTGGGGCCTGGGCGTCGATCCGGATGAAGGTTCCACCGCCGCTAGCGGGACCATCGACGTTGCCGGCACCCAATCGCCGCCGATGTTCGAGGCCGGTGTGATCAATCTCTATGTTGCCGGTCATAAGATCGCGGTGACCATTGGCGCCAGCGATACCCCGGACGAGATCGCCACCCAGATCGCGGCCGAGATCAACGAGACGCCGTTCCTCCCGGTGACCGCAACCTCGGCTACGAACCGGGTCACGGTAAGCTGCAAGACGCCGGGCCATAACGGCAACGACATCGGAATGTTCCTGAACTACTACGGCAAGATCGGTGGTGAGGAAACTCCTATCGGCCTGCTGCTTACCTTCTCCGGCTCCGGCGAGTCCCCGCCCTCCAACGTGTTCGGACGGCTTACCGGCGGCGCTGGCATCCCCAACTTCGATGACGCTATCGCCAACCTCGGCGAGCGTGAGTTTGAGTACGTCGCGATGCCCTATACCGACTCCACCAGCCTGCTGGCTTGGGAGCAGGAGTATGGCTTTAGCGATACTGGAAGATGGGGCTGGATGCGTCAGCTTTATGGCCACATCTTCACTGCCCGCCGCGACAACTATGCCGACCTCATTATCTGGGGAGCAACCCGCAACAGCGGACTGACCTCGGTGATGGCGGTAGAGGATATGTCGCCGACGCCAATATATGAGTGGTGTTCGGCCTATGCGGCGAAAGCAGCGCGGGCGCTTACCAACGATCCCGCCCGGCCGCTGCAAACCCTGTCGCTCAACTTGGTCCTGCCGGCTCCGGGAGATTTCCGGTTCAACCTGATGGAGCTAAACTCTATCAGCGGCAATGGTCTGGCGACGCAGAAATGCGGCAGCGATAACTTCCCGATGATCCTGCGGGAAACCACGACCTACCAACTCAATCTCTACTCCCAGAGTGATGATGCGTATGAGCTGGTCACCACGATGGCCACGCTGGCCCGACTCATTCGGAACCAGCGCCACGCCATTACCAGCAAGTTCCCCCGCCATAAGCTGGCGAACGATGGGACGAGGTTCGGCGTAGGGCAGGCGATCGTCACACCGAAGTCGATCAAGGCCGAGCTCGTGGCGCAGTATCGCATCGACGAGTTCAACGGTCTGGTGGAGGATGTGGCCAACTTCAAGAGCCACCTCATCGTCGAGCGTGATCCGAATAATCCCAACCGCGTGAACGTGCTTTACCCGCCGGACTTGGTCAACCAGCTCCGCATCTTCGCGGTGCTCGTCCAGTTCCGTCTGCAGTACAACCGTGGCAACGACGCCGAGATCACGGCCGGTGCCACTACGTTGGGTCAGGCGGCGTAGGCCTCCCCTTCGTCGCCTCGTTGGGGCGGCAACCATCCCACCTAGCTGGATCGGTGGGGAACATCGCGGGTTCCTGCGATTTGGTTTGCCGCCCCGATTACTTCTCCCTTCATCATCGGATAACAGGAGCGACCCATGGGTCAGCGCGTTGCAGGTATCGCCTTCTTCAAGGTAGACGGGGCACTGCTCCCGTTGCGAGGCAACTTCACGGTATCGCCATCTGCACTCGAGCGCGCTGGCATTGCCGGTCAAGATTATGTGCATGGGTACTCTGAGTTGCCGAGGGTGCCCTACATCGAAGGGGACTTGACTGACGTGCAAGGCATGTCGGTGGAGAACCTGGAGGCAATGACGGACGTTACCGTCACCGCCGAGCTCGCCAACAATAGCGTCTACGTGCTCAAGGAAGCTTGGTGCCGCAGCGCTATCGAAATCAATTCTCGTGAAGGGCAATTCCGGGTGCGCTTCGAAGGCACAACCTGTGAGGAGCTGCTCTGATCCGCGAGTAACGTAGGAGAACCCGCGTGGCAGAAGAAGATATTGACAACGAGACCCCGGAGAAAGAAGAGGCTGCGCCGCCGCAGAAGACTAACGGCGCCGCGCTCCTATCCGGGCCTATCACGGTCAAGCTGCGTAAACCAATCCAGGCCAACGGCGAGGAAGTGAGCGAGCTTGTTTTCCGTGAGCCAAATGGCGGCGATATCGAACGCTGTGGCAATCCGGTCGATATCGATCCCTTCCAAGGGGAGACCGTCAAGCTTTCGTTCAACGAAAAGAAGATGACGCAAATGATGTCGAGGCTGGCGTCAGTCCCGCCGTCCTCGATTAGGATGATGAACCCCAAGGACTGGAATAGCATTGCTTGGCAGCTGTTGCCTTTTTTCACGCCGGATCTGTAGACGACCTCATTCTGGATTGCTATCGGCTCGCGCGGTTCTATAACGTCGAGCCGGATTTGTGGTTGGCTAAACCACTCTCTGCGATCCGGCGGCATATGGTCTGGACTAGCAAGCTAAGCCAGAAGCTCGCGGACGAGCGCCGCGCGCAAGAAGAAGAGGCCGGACGCTAGATGGCCGATAGCATTGAGATTGTCGTCAAGGCTGATGGCAGGCAAGCTCTCGCTAACCTCGAGAAGCTGCGGCTGGCATTAGCCGATGTCGATAGCAAGGCTAGCACCGGCCGCGTCCAACAGGAGATCCAGTCACTCAATCGTGTCTGGTCGGTAGCGCACCGCGAGCTTATGTCGGGCATGCGCCTGCTCGGCATTACCGGCGGGTTGCTAGGTGGTGGTTTAGTTGCAGGCCTTGTTGCTGGCGGCAAGGCGTTAGCGGACTTCAGTGCGCAGGGCCTGCAGCTACACTATCTTGCCAAAGAGCTTGGCACCAGTGCCGAAGCCTTGGAGCGTTGGAAGCTGGCCGGTAAAGCTGCCGGCATGGCGAGCGAAACCGCCGCCAATGATGTCGAGACGGCGCTGCGGAAGATCCAGGAGCTCGGCCGCAAGGAGCGCTTCTCCGAATTATACAATGACCTAGTCAAGAGCACGGCTGATCGTACCGGCGCTGCCCTAGCCGATGCGCTCATGAAGGAAGTGCAAGCTGGCGGCCCTGAGCAGGGCTTCCGTTTCATGCTGCAAAAGCTCGCGCAGTATGCCAAGGAAGGCAATCAGTGGGGCGTTACTACCATCGAGAAGGCGCTCGGCCTGCATGGTAAGGGCTGGGAGCGCGGTGCCGAGCTGATCGAAAAGATCGGCAAGGTCACGGTCGTCAGCGTCGAGGACGCGCAGAAGCTCCAGCTGCAGTTTACCTTGCTGGGCCTGCAGGTCGATAACTTCACCACCGCCATCGGCAATGAGTTGATGCCGGTGTTCACGCGGATGGCGGAGACTTTCAATAATTGGCTAGGCACCGAGCCCGGCAAGGAGTTTCAAAAGTCACTCGTCGATGCCGCCAAGCAGCTAGAGAATCTTCCGTGGGAGGATATCCAGAAGGGCGCCCGCTCCACCGTCGGTGGCGTGATCTCGTTGTTCCGCGAAGGCAAGAAGCTGATCGAAGCTGACATCGAAGACTACAAGCGCATCATGGACACGTTCGACGATCTTGCTCGACGTGGTGATGCAGCTAAAGATAAGATGAAGAAGGGCGGCACTCAGTGGCTTCCGGATATGGACATCTGGAAGGGCTGGCAATGGGGAAACATTCTAGGCGGCAAAGGCGGTCTGTCGCAGAAACCCCACGATCAACCACCTAATCCAAACCAAGTTCCGATGCGCTTCAGCGGTGGCGGAAGCGGAGCAACTGATTTCTCTTCCGTTACTCGTCGGGCGAAAACTACCGAAGACCTCAACGACCAGATGCGGGACGTTACTGACGAGGTGCGTCGGCTCAATGACTTGCTTCGTGGTGGCGGCGACGTAGCGCAAACGCCCGGCGGCAGTGCCGGTGGAATGGGTCCAACTGGCGGCGCCTACACCGCCTCCAGCAGTTCGCCTTACAGCGATAGCGCCTCGCCCGGTTCTTCGGGTCCGGCAGTTCCGGGTTCAGCTACCCCGGCCGGCGCTAGCTCTCCCTATCGTCCAGCTGCAACTACCGCGGCGATGCCGGGCAGCTCGGCCTCGCTAGGATATCCCGCCGGCGCTGGCGGCACGGGCGGGTTTACCCCGGTGCAGAATTTGACCCAGGCATCAGGCGCCAACCCTCCCGGTGGTGGAGTGGACGCAACTGGTCCTTATCCGGGTTCGGCTTCCGAAGCGGCCCGTGGTGGCGCTCTCTACCAAAAACTCTTGGCCGAGTTCCGGGCCAATCCTCCGCAGGGCATTCCGCCCGACGGTGCAAGGTTCGGAATTACCAAAGGGACGCCGGAAGAGTGGGCGCGGTTTGGCGTTGCGGTGGCCAAGGAAGAGTCAAGCTTTGATCCGAAGACTAAAAACTTGGGAGATGCTGGCGGGTCCTTTGGTGTCTTCCAATATTCTCATCAGCAGGTTCCGGGAAACAACGCCTACGATGTCGATGCCTCGGTCAAAGCCTTCGTCCGGGACTCAAACCAAGCCGCTAAAAATCCCGGCGGCTTTGGAAATTACGGAGAGCGCGGCAGCAGCATTATGGCTAATCGGTTTAACGTCATTGGCATTAGACCGCAACGCACTATCAGGTCGCTGCCGGCCGCTAACCAAATTGCAAACCAAGCTGGTGCCCCAGCTACGGCCGCTGTCGATCCCTCTAAAGTCTCCCTGCTAAAGACCGCCCAGACCTCCGAGATCGACCTTTCGGGAATGCTAGGCCCGGACCGCTTGTCGCCGCAAGGATTAGCCCGAGCGGCCGACGGGTCCTCGCTCGTCGAGCAGGTTCAAGGTCAGGTCGCTGGCACTCGCAAAGGCGGGATTGATCCTAGGCTCGATGCGGCTTTCCAGTACGCTGCCGAGCAAGCTGGTCTGCGAGTGCGCGTTACTTCCGGCGGCCAGCGGATGCAGGGCGCTCCGGGCGCAACGGGTAGTCATCGCCACGACCAAGGAAAGGCCGCCGACTTTGACCTCGTCGATCCTAAGACCGGCGCAGTTGTATCCCGCGACGATCCGCGCCGCCTAGCCTTTATCGAGGCGGCCTCGAGGGCGGGAGCTGGTGGCGCGGGCTACGGCTATATGAGTGACGCGCTTAAGCTGCATATGGGCATAACCGGATCGGGGGCAAAAGTTGGGGAAGGACTAGGCGCCTATGCCGGCAACAAAGCTGAGCAGGAGGCCACTGCTCGCGGCATTGCCCAGTCGAAGACCTTCGACGTTTCCCAGCTGGGCAGAAAGCCACCTAACATCACCACGCTCGCGCTCAAGCGCAACGATGACGAGGATGCTACCCGTAAGATCGTCGACAGTTCGCTCGTCAATTCCATGGCTAACAAAGTGATGACCGGCAAGGCTGCCATCGACATCGAGGTTGGTAGCAGTAAGCAAGCGAGTGCTGGCGATAGCGATCAAGGCTTATTCAATCCTACCCGCAGCAAGTCCGCCGCCCAGATGCCCAACACCGTGAGCAATACCAAGGACGATAAGAGCTCGGCCTCGAGCGAGGAAGAGTGAGATGGCCAAGCAGCCAACTCCTATCGCAACCGTCCATATTCGCGACGATGTGTCAGTCGCGCTGGAGAAGATCAAGAAGCAGTTCGCCAAGCAGGCGGTCGATTTCTCCGAGACGATGGCCTATGGCGTCGGCCGCAATCTCGGCAGTGTGTTCGGATTGCTGGGCATTTCCGGCACCTTAGTTTCGGGCGGTCTAGTTGCCAGCCTCGCTGGAATGACAATCAGTGTTGGGAAGTTTGCGCAGAAAGGACTGTCGCTTAACTCCACGGTCATGCGCTTGAATATGACCTTGGGCGAGTACCAGCAGCTCGTGAAGATCGGCATGGCGGGCGGTCTTTCGAAGGAGCAGGCCGAAGCCGATGTACAGGCAATGGCGGAGGCGGTCCTTGATCTGCGCCGGGGGACCGACTCAGATACCCGCGCCATGTTGGAGAAGGGCGGCACCTTCGGAACCGGCACGGTGGTAGCGCGCCAGCTGCGCGCCCAACTCGAGCGCGACGGTGACCGTCCGTACGAGACCATGAAGATTATCCTTCGCCAGATGCGGCGGGGAGCGGGCGGGACTGACGCTGATAGGCAAGCCACTCAAGTTTGGCGCGACTCGTTCGGCCTTCAAAGCCCGGCCTGGAACCAAGCCATAGAGGCGATCGACGAGTTCGCCAAGAATGATTTCGAGCCGGTCGAAAAGGAGATGGGCGAGTTCCTCCTGGCACAGGTAGAGCTGCAGCGCGAGGTCGATAATCTCTACACCGAAATCGCCATCTCTCTTATGCCGGCAATGTCGGCACTCTCCGACTGGCTAAGCAAGATGATCGAACCCGCTAATGCGGGCAAGCTCATCGCCGAGATCAAACGCTGGGTAGAGATTATCGAGAACGAGCCGTGGGATGTAATACGCCAGCGCATTGATGCCGCGCTCGGTGGACTCGGTGGCGGCATTAGCAAGTTTGTCGCCAACATGGTACGGGTCGGCATCGCTCTGGCTCGCATCGTTGCTACCGTCGCCAGTTGGCAGAAGCAGGATATCACCGGCAGCACTGGCGGCGGTATGACTCCGGTCAATTTCTCCGGCGGCTCCGAGCCCCTGGCGAGGCCTGACTACCAAGTCAGCAAGGAGTATGAAAAATACCAGCTGGAGAATGCCGGCGATCTGCCTGAGTCCGTGAACATCGAGGACCGCCGCTTTGGCGCTTCCGACAGTCTGACGGTAGAGACCGGCACGATGGAAGGCGGGGCGCTCGCCGAGCAACTTGGCCTGGGCAGTATTGGCAACCGCGCCGCGCCCGTAGCGGTCAACGACAATGCGCTGGAGCGAGCCGACATAAGCGGCGTCCTGCTGTTCTCCGATCGTCCTATGTTGACGAGGTTCCAGCAGCAGCTCAACGAGATGCGGGTTGAGTTCGACGATCTCTACGCCATTCTTTCCGGCGGTGTACAAACCAAGGTCTTCTCCTTTTCCGGCAGTGGCGGCAGCTACGGTGGTGGGGGCAGTAGCGGCTCGTGGGGCGGCTCCAGCCGCAGCCGAAGCGGCGGCACTTCCGAGCCCGGTGGACCTAGTGCTAATCCTCGTACTACTGATAATGATCCGCAGGCTCCGGCGGGCGCGATCGAACCGGGAGCCGTGACCGCGGTAGGCGGGGCTGCGCCTTCCGCCTTCATCATGCACCACACCAGCGGCCGCGGTGATGCCAGTGGAGTTGCATCCACTCTTCAGCAGCGCGGCCTCGGCGTACAGTACGTGATGGAGCGCGACGGCACCATCAAGCAGATTGGCGGACCGGGCTCGTCGCATATGCGGACGGGTTGGGGCCCGCTCGGCAAAGGCCTTTCCAACCGCAACACCGTCGGTATGGAAGTCATCGCCAAGGATGACAAGGACGTGACGCCAGCGCAGATCGAGTCGGCTAAAAAGTTCATCGAGAAATACTATCCCAACACCCCGCTCTACGGTCATGGTCAAGTCAATCCCGGGCACAAGGAAGAGGACGAGGGAATGACGATCATCGATGCCATCAAGAAGGACCGGCGCGAGAGAGCCCAAGGCCGCAAGCAAGTCGATGGCGCCATCAACGGTTGGGAGAAGGACGACAAGGGAGCCTCGCTCGACCTCGAGGTCAAGGTTCGAAGCGCCCGCGGCACCAAAGTAAATAGCGAAGTCAAGGAAGGCACGCTGATGGCGCAAGAGCGTGTAACGGTTGAGCGCGAGATAACGGCAGCAGCCTGATGGCGGGACGCGCCACCGAAATTGATATCGTCCTCAAGGACGAAGTTAGCGGCACTGCCACCGCGGTTCATGCCGCGCTCAAGCGGGTCCGGGAGGAGGCCAAGCGCACCACACCGATCGGCCAGAAGGCCTTAGCTGCGCTCGAGCGGACGGCCCAGAACGTCGGCCGGGAGCTGCAGTCGGGGATACTGGCGCTTGGTGCCAGCTCGGCGATCTTCAGCGGCTCCTTCGTCGCCGTACTTGCCAACATCGCCAGCTCGCTCGATCGCTTTGCCGATAGCGGTCTCAAGCAATTCGCAGTGGCGCGCGAAGTCGGCCTAACTTACGAGGCCTTTGAGCGCCTCGTTATTGCGGCCAAGGCCCGGGGCATAAGCGACCGCGACGCGCGCACCGGCATCGAACGGCTAGCGCGCAGCGTCCGGGACTTGCAGCGAGGTACGGAATCATCCACGCGCGATAAGTTGGAGGAAGGTAGCTTCCGCGACACTGGCACGATCGTAGCCAGAGAGCTGCAGGACTCGCTAGCGCGCAACGGCCTCGAAGCTACGATGCTGGAAGTCCTCCGGCGCATGGCGGCAGCGTCCGGGAAAGGTGAGGAAGGACGATGGGCGGCGGAAGCCTACGGCGAGGCGATGGGCCTAAAGGGTGCGGCCTGGAACGAGATGCTAGCTACGCTGGAGAAGATTAACAATGTAGTCATACCCAGCGAAGCCGCCGCCAAGCGCTACAAGATCGAGTCGATGAAGCTGCAGCGCACGCTCAGCCAAATCAGCAAGCGCATTATCTCGGCGGCGATGCCGACCTTCAAGCGCCTGATTGTAATGTTGTCGGAGTATTTCAACGAAAAGAATACCAAGAAGTTCGGTGACCAAATCAGAGCCGTCGTCCAAGCGCTGTTGGATTATCCGTGGGACAAGCTTCGGGAGCGCATCGACCGGATACTGGCCTGGGTAGGAGAGGAGCTGGTCGCGTTCACCGGCGACCTCGCCGCTTTCGTAGAGACGATTGATGGCTGGATCCAATTCGTCAATCGCTGGCGTGAAAATAATCGCCGTGGCACCGGACCGTCCACCGAGTCGATCCAGCTGCCTTCTCAGGTGACGCAAGACAACAACACGCCGCAGAGGTTTTCCGGTGGCGACGATGCCGGACCATTACCGTTTAGGACCAAGCCCGAGTCGGATGCAAAATTTGATATGAGCGGCATCCTGAGTGCGGCCAATGTCGCAGTCGGAAGCAAGCACATCGAGGATCGGCGCACTACTACCGTCACCGCCGAGAATACCGGCGAGTCCTTGGTTGACCAAGTCGGCAAGCTAGCGTTTGAGATGCGGCGGTTTGTGGACGTGCTGCGCGACCTCCGCGGTGGAGCGGGCGGAGGCAGCAGCGACGGCGGTGTTAGCCAGAAGGCTCGAACGCGTCCCATGCAAACGAAAGGCGGTGGCTTTGGCGGCGGTGGGGCGAGTGCCCAGTTCAACCAAACGGAGGATCAAACGTTGGCGGCCGGCAAGCCGGTAGCGCCGGGGATGCCGCCAGCTGGTCCGCGCTCAGTCAAGGGCAGTTGGTTCGGCAACTTCTCCAAGCAGCTCGGCAGCCAGATTGGTTGGGACGACCCGGACGATAAGTACACCAGCGGCCCGATGAAGGGACAGCCGAAGCCAAACTACGGTGGCTACGGCCAGGACGTTCCCGGCGTGGCGCTTCCTTACAAGGCTAGCGCTGGCCGACCGGAGGCGCAGCAAGGCGCTCCGGTACGGGTTTGGGACCCTAGGCAAGGACGACCCAGCGTCATGGCGCGGCAAGTTGATATTGGTCCTAATCAAATCAATCCGCGCTCCAAGGACAAAGGCCTCGACATGAATGCGGCCTTGGCGGAGCGCCTCGGCTATGCCCCTACCAAGAAGAGTGCACAAGAAACTGGCCGCGATGTTTTCCCCACTGGGACGAACTTCAAATATCAGGTGTTGCGGACCGAGGACATTCTACGGGCCCGTACCGAGATGGACCAGGAGCGCAAGCGCATCGAAGGCGGTGCCATCAAGTGGACGCGGCACGGCCAGTTAGACCTTGAAGTCAATGTGAAGGGCCCCAAAGGCGTCAAGGTAGATGCGACCGCTGACGGCGACCTCGAGCCGTCCGATCGTGGCATCAACATCAATCGCACCTTCACTGACCGGAACGAGCGCGCTACCGAGCAGCAATATGCAGAGTAAGTGAGATGGCTTTTAATCAGAGGGAAGTCTGCGTCCTAACGGTCGATGGCAAGCTCTACACCGAGTGGAAGTCGATCACCGTTTATCTGTGCCAGAAGGAAGCGTTCAATTACTACCGTTTCACCTGCTCTGAGTTCACGCCATTTGCGAAAGCCTTCGCGGCGCAGCAGATCCGTCCCGGCGCGCACTGCACGGTAACACTCGGTGGTGAGTATGCCATCGGCGGGCGCGTCACCACCCGGCAAGTGGCCTTTACCGAGAAGTCCCACGGCGTCGAGATCACCGGCAAGTCCTACACCTACTCGACCGTGAACGGCGCTGCCACCATCAAGGGCGGCGAGATGAAGGACAAGACTTATCCCGAGATTGCGAGTGCGTTGCTCAAGCCATACGGCCTGCAATTCCAGCCTAAGCCCGGCATCAATATGGAGCCGTTCCCGCGCGTCAATGTAACCGGGCAGACGACCTTCGAGGCGATGCAGACGCTAGCCAACCAGCGCTCGATCGTGCTCGGTGTAGACCCGATGAAAGGCGATGCGTTCTGGGGCACTGCCCCGGGCTATTCCGAAGGGCAAGGGCAGGTGGAGGAAGGCGTCAATATGCTGGAAGGCCGCGAGACGCTTTCGATGGAATTCGGCTCCGGTCCGTTTCTCACCTTGGGGCAAGACGCGCCGACGCCGCAAAAGTGGGGGCACCCAACGACTAGCGCGCCGCTCGGCAATATGGGAAGTGGCTTTGCCCAGTCGATGGGAGCGGGCACCGATATGTTCATGCCCATCGTCAGTATGGCGGAGATGCCGGCCCAGCAAAGTGGCGCTAGCCAGCGCAGTGGGTCGGAGAACGGCGCCATCAATGGCGAGCAGATCAAAGTGGAAGCCGTCCTGCAAGGATGGTTCAACGGAGGCGGGCCGAGGGGTGGCCGCACCAGCGGAGTGTTGTGGCGTCCGTGGAACCAAGTGCACGTCAAGTCACCGATGCTGATTATGAACGAGTCGCTGATTTGCAAGTCGGTGACCTTTACGCAGGACGATAAGAGCGGCACCCGCACGACACTCGAGCTCGAGAATGAACTGGGCCAGAAGGGACCTAGCCTTAAATGAGAAGAGAGACGGTCGGAAGTTCTGCACACTCTGCCAAGCTCGGCAGCTCCTCGCGCGCCACCACGCGCAAGGTCAAGCACAACACTATCTTCCCCAGCGCCGACCTTGATGCGGGCCGCAACGACAGTCCCAAAGGCGTGCCGATTGTGCAGCCTTACGGGTTTGCCTATTGGCCCGCCAAGCAGGACGAGGAGGAAGACAAAGGCGGCGGCGAAAAGGGCGGCGGTGGTGACGGCGAGTCCGCTGGCAATGGTGGCGGCGGCGCGTTCGAAGATGACGACCAGCCGAAAGGAAAGAGTGCGGTTGGCCTTACCTCGTACGCTAATGGCAGCCGCTCCGATCCCTCGGTCCAGAACCTGCAAGACCCGCGCCATCAGATGATGTTGGAGAACGAGGACGGCCAAGGCAAGGAAGATCACGGCGGCCGTGAAGGCGATGTCTCGCTTTACCATCAAGCTGACAAAGGCATCCAGCTGCACTTCGCGGGCGGTGATGAGAAGTCCGGCCTGAAGCCCGGTGCCTACCTCTCCACGCGCGCCGATAAAAACAAAATCCGATTGCAGCTCGTCAAGGTCGATGATGATTCCTCGCAGCAGTCAGCTCCGGCCGGTGGTGGCGGACAGCAGCAGAAGAAGAAAGCCGAAGGCCAAAGGCCACTTCTCAAGAAGGAGTCATCGACCTTCATCGACATAGATGGCGGCGGCAATACCATCACCGTCAAGCATGGCTCTACGACCGTCCAACTAACCGGGGAAAAGGTCGTTGGATTTTATGGCGATGAGAAGCAGTCCTTCCTGGTGGACAAGGAGCACACCCATATTCGCTGCAAGGATATGCGCATTTGGGTTGATGAGTTCGGCTGCTGGGCGACGGTCCCGATCCTCGTTAAGCAGGATGAGAAGGATAAGTCTTAATGAGCGCGATCATTGACGTCCATAATGAGTGGCGCGACACGCTGCGCATGGCGTCATTTCGCGGCGTGTACTTCCACGTCGAGAGCAGTGGCCGCTCGTCGGGCCGCCGGACCGTTGTGCATCAGTACCCAAAGCGCAACCTGCCTTATGCCGAGGACATGGGACGCGAGGCCGTGCACTGGCAGTTTAGCGCATACATCATCCTCAACGACCGCAAGCTAAACCACGGCCCCGGCGCGCCCTACGGCAACCTGCTAGCGCAACGCAATGCGCTGGTCGAGGCCTTGGAAATGGACGGCCCCGGCGAGCTTATCCACCCAACGCTTTCGATGACCTACGGCGGCGGCCGGGACGGCTCCAGTTCCGGCGGGCCGATGATGGTAATGGTGGAGCGTTATGGCATCTCCGAGAGCCGGCAGAAGGGTGCTTATTACGAGTTTGACTTGGCGTTCGTGGAGGCGGGCGAAGCCCCGCGCGCGGTTGCCGAGGATACCCAGGCGCTGCTGCAGCAGGCCACCGCCAAGTTTGATATCACCACGGTGAGCTCGTTCAAGAAGTTATTCCAGTACACCGGTGCTGCCGGCATCGGTGGCCGCCAAGGCCTGACGCCGGGACCGGCCGCGATCCGCCGCTTCTCCGGACCGGGCGCAATCCGTGAGGAGGGTTAGCGATGACTGACCCAGTCCTCACTCCGCCGGAACCGCCGGGCGGGATCATCAATTCTGATTTGCAAGTCCGCTATAATGTGCGGCTGATGAATGCGGAGATCGCCGCCATCATTCAGCGGATGACCGAAAAGCTCATCAGCTTTACTGCTACCAACAAAGGCCGCGAAGGCTCGGACTTGCGCACCCGCGTTGGCGATCTCAACGCCCATGTGGCGGCCTCGGTTAAGGATAGCACGCTGCCGGACCGGATGCTGGCCTGCTTCAATGCTGCCGTCGAGGCTGGGATCACGGTAACGCAGCTCGACCCGGTACTCGACCAGCTGCGCTCCGAAGACCCGGAAACGCTGGGCGCGTTATGGACGGCGCAGTCCGGCATCTTCTATGCGCTCTCGTCGCAATGCAAGATCATTGCTGTCACCACCTTCGAAAGCCGCGACGACATCGAGGCTATGCAGGACCGGATGAAGACCAGCTTCGACCTAGCCAAGGACATGGCTGCGGACGATGCCGACAATCTGGTTTATCAGGACTTGGTTAACCTAGCCGCGACACTGGCACGCTTCCTCGCCCAGACCTCGATGCCGCTGCCAAGCATTCTTTGGTACTACCTCAGCCCGATGCCGGCACTGGCGACTTCCTATCGCATCTATTCCGATGCCTCGCGCTACGACGAGATCGTGGCCGACAACAAGATCGTGCACCCGGCCTTCTGCCGAGGGACCATTCGCGCGCTAAGTAAGGCTTCCATCTGATGGTCGATATCCTTCTCAAGGGGATGAACTCCCTAACCGAGATGAAGCAGCAGGGTGCGCTGCCCGGCACCCTGACAGACTGGCTGCAATCACCGCAAGGCCTGAGCGAGGAAGAGGAGCTAGCCACCGCAGTTAGGGTGGCGCTCCTGACCGACGCACTCGCCTCCGAGACCGACACCCTGCCGGATCCGGACAGCACCGACCGGCGCGGCTGGTGGGGCGACCTCGACGCCGAGGAGATTTGGAACGGCTGGCCGATCGGCTGCAAGAATTGGTTGCTGATGCGAGTAGGCATTACCGATGCCAACTCGATCGAAGGCTCTACCGTCATGCGCTGTGAGCAGTACACGCGCGAGGCGCTGCGACCTTTCATCATTCGCGGCATCGCTACTGCAGTTGATGTCAAAGCTGCACGCGTTGGCCGCCAAGAGATTGATGTGTTTGTGACGATGTACCGCGGGCCTAAGCAAGCCATCCAGATGCAATTCGCGTATCTCTGGGATCAAGTGGTGACCATCTAATGCCATGGAACACGCCCACCTTAAAGCAAACCCGCGTCCTAGTCCGCGACGAGGTAACGTCGGCGTTGTCCGGTGCCATCCTGATTGGCAACAACGTCCTGCGCGTGATGTCCGATACGCAGGCCGGGCTTTGCCATCTGGTGCTGCGCTTCATCGAGTGGGTGTCGCGCATGCTGATGCCCGACACCGCCGAGAGCGAATGGCTCGACCGCCATGGAGACATCTGGCTAGTCAATGCCGATGGCACGGTAGGACGCAAGGTCGCCACGCTAGCGCAGGGGACCGTCAACGCTACCGCAACCCGGTTCGGCGCGGTCATCCCGGTGGGAGCTCGACTGCTATTCAGCGAGCAGGAATTTGAGGTGTTGGAGCAAGTCACGATTTACGATAGCGCGCCAACTCCGGTCACCGTCCGGGCGCTGGACCCAGGCTCGGCCGGTAACCTGCCCGCCGGTACTAATCTGAACTTTATCAACCCGCCGTTTGGCGTCGATGCCTCCACCGAGGTCCTCCTGCTCGAGGGCGGAACGGAAACCGAGAGCGACGACAACCTGCGCATTCGGGTTCTGGAGCGCATCCGGCAACCGCCGCAAGGTGGTGCAGCCCATGACTATGTGCGCTGGGCGAAAGCCGTGCCCGGAGTTACCCGGGCATGGTGCGCGCCAAACGAGATGGGAATGGGCACGGTCACCGTCCGCGTTCTGCTCGACGACCTACGCGCCGATGACGATGGCTGGCCGACCGAGCAGGACTTGCAGCGGGACACCGCCTACATCGACACCGTGCGCCCGGTTGCGGTCAAGGACTTCTGGGTGCTCGCTCCGGTCAAGCATACGATTGATGTGTTTATCCGCGACCTGCAGCCGGACACTCCCGATGTCCGCGCCGCCATCGAGCAGTCCTTGCACGACTTGCTGTTTGCGCTCGCCGCTCCCGGCCAGACGATCTTCGCGGCCTGGAAGTACACCGCGGTTATGAATGCGCCCGGGGTCGTTTCGTTCAGCCTCGTGACTACCACCGACGACGTAATGGAGAGCATGGGCCATATGGCAGTGCTTGGCGATATCGTCTATGTCAGCTGATCCGAATAATCCGCTTATCCCACGCGACCGGCATATGCGCCGGTCGGGCTTGGATTATCTGTCCGCATTTATCAGCCTGCTGCCGTGGGGCATTGCGTGGCCACGCGATAGTGAAGGCGTCGCCTACTACGTCAAGAAAGGTCTCAACAACTTTTGGGGCTATGTAGACGGGCGCGCCGCCGACCTGCTGGAACGCGAGAGCGACCCGCGCAAGACCATCGAGCTGCTACCGGATTGGGAGCGGGCTTGGGGCCTGCCTGATCCTTGCTTTCCCAAGGCCACCACGATCGCCGAGCGCCAGAAGATGCTCGTGCTTTACATGACTTGGATGGGCGGCCAGTCGCGCAAATACTTCACCGACTTGATGGCTTATCTCGGCTTCACGATCGAGATCAAAGAGTGGGCGCCATTCATGGCTGGCGTCAGTCAAGCGGGCGAGACCCGTCCGCTCAAGGCTGACGGAACCCTCGACACTAGCAAGAATTTTCGCTGGTACATAGGTCCGCCGGAAATGCGCTTTGCCTGGTCGGCAAACGTCGGCCAAGTCTCGGTGTCTTGGTTCCGGGCCGCCAGCGGTCAAGCCGGAATTGATCCACACCTGCGCATGGGCGTTCCCGAAGATTTGCAGTGCCTGCTCAATCGCTGGAAGCCCGCGCATACTGTGTTGGTGTTTGACTTCTCGCAATCTCCCGCGACTACCGATCCGATGTACGGAACGCCATAGAGGATAGCCATGGAATATCAACAGCCATTCGGCGTAGCTAACACCGACGCTTCGTACATCAACGGCGATCCAACTATTAGTCGCGCGGGTTCGATCCCGCCTGCAGAGGTGTTTGAATTTCCGCAGCGGGAGCTGATAAACATCATCACCAAGAATTTCATCACGCCCAGTGATGCCGACTTGCTGCAGGCGATGAAGGCCATCCGTTCGCAGCGTGCCAACTACGTGCAGGATACTGGCTCGGTCAATACGCTTTCGGTGGCGCTCGATCCCCCGCTCACCGCCTACACCGTTGGCTTGCCGATCAAGGTAAAGGTCGCCAATACCTGCACCGGCGCTTCCACTATTGATGCCGGCGCCGGCCGGGTCGCGATCAAGCTAATGAATGGCGGCGGCACCGCCGCCGGCGATCTGCCAGCTGGTGGCGTGTGCGAGCTCGTTTATGACGGCTCGGCTTTCCAGCTGGTCAACTTTCTAGGGAGCGGCGGTGGTGCCGGTACTGGCACCGAGTTCCTAATCAAAATCCCGTACACCGTCGATAGCTCGGCTACCCCCAATATCGTCATTGCCAATTTCTCTCCCGCTATTACCACCCTGACTGCCGGCGATCCTCTGCTCGTCAAGATTGCCAACACCTGCACCGGCGCCAGCGTCCTGCGTGTCAACGGTCTGGCCGACAAGGCCATCCGCGCCAATGGCGGCGGTACCAGTCCCCTGCTGCAAGGCGACCTCGCGGTCGGCGACGTGGTGTTGTTCCTCTACGACGGTACTAACTTCTGGATCCAGCCCAACCCGATCATCTCGGCCAATACCACGCTCTCAGTTCCTAGCGCCTACGCCACCGTGGATGCAGCCTTGCTGGCGATCCGCCGCAAGACCATCGCGCAGAATGCCACCTTGACGGTGCAGATTGCGACCAGCGTGATTGCGCCTTTCTCGGTCAATCACGCCAACGCCGATCGCATTATTATCAAAGGCACGATGCTTACTGCCGGCAATTTGACTTCCGGCAACTTCGCTCAGACCGGCAGCAGTTCCGGCGCGCGGGCCGCCGACTCGGCTAACAACATTGCCATGCTGCGCACCAAGTTCGGCACCGAGGTTCAGGTTCCCGGCAATCCCGCCTTTACCGCCGGCATCGAGAATGTCGGACCGGGCACTCCTACCATCCAAGATATTTTGGTCACCGGTCCAAACGCCTATAGCGGTGATGCAGTTGCGAGATGGATTGGTGTGACGGTTCGCAATAATCGTTTGATCAAAACATTCAATGTTAGCTGCTGGGGACTAGACTGCGGATATTATGGCGGCGGAACGATTATCGGGAGCTACACCCACGCATCCGGTTGCTTCCGTTACGGTGCGCTCGCGACTACTGGTGCCGTCTTCGCTTTTGACCACAGCGGAATGTTCGGCGGCTCGCTTAATGGTTTCTACTGCAACCAAAATTCCTGGCTTGGCTGCGATCATGGTTGGTCGAACTTCAATGGCAACGTTGGGATCGGCTGTAGCGATGCTGCCCAAGCAACTTCGTTGACTAGCCAACATAGCGGCAATGTGAGCGCTGACGTTGCAGCTGGGCCTTTGAGCTACATGCTCGTACTCGACTCGACTGCTGGTGGCGGGTTCAGCACCTCTTCGCCTACCGCCAACGGACCGATGAGCGCCTTTGGCGCGGTGGTTGTCAGCGCATAAGGAGGCTACCAAGTGGCACAAGCATACGTCCTCCGCAACGATCTAGTGATTGAGGATGCGCAAAATCCGGTGCGCGTCCGTTCGGTCTACAATGATCCGACCTTGCCAATTGAATATGGCGGGCCGGACTGCACCGCGATCTGGGTTGATACCAAATACATCCATCAGGATCGCGCCGCCTTCCGCACTTTGCTGACGTCCAATTGGCGAGAAGACTACAAGTCAGTGTTGCAGCAAGAGGCATCTCGCCGCATCAACCTAGTCTTCCCGGAATTCAAGCAACGCAACTACACCGCGCAATATCAAAGCTACATAACGCAATACGGCGCCGATGCGAATGTTTGGCCACAAGACGCCAAGGACTTCAAAGGCGAATATGATCGGGCCTGGAAGTACGTCAATGACGTGCGCACGGCTTCTAACGCATGGACGGCAATGCCGACCGATCCCACTGCCGACAATATCTGGCCTCCGACCATCACGCCTATCAAGTAAGGCCGCCTTCCATGCCCGCAACCAACTTGCTAGCCATGCCGCTCGTCGAGCTGGTTGTCGATACCGGCACCAACGAGGATTGGGTTGACTCTATCAAGTACCTCGTCGGCGATGGCGGCTCGCCGGAAACTTTCGTACAGCTAGACATTCGCGGCATTTCATTCGAGATGGAAGTGCGGCGGGCCCCTCCTAATCACGAGGTCATCATCAGCGCCAGCAGCGCCAACGGAATGTTGGTGACCGGGACTGCGCCAGACTACGGCTACCTGCTGATCAATATTCCCAATTCCGAAATGAAAAATCAGACGCCGAGCACCGGCTATGTCGCGGATATTGTCGGCACCGATGCTGAACACAGACGCCGGGTGGTTACGATCTCGTTGACGATTAGCGAAGGGATTACCCGGTGACCATCCTCAGCATCTCGGTTGTCGATCGCGGCCCGGTCATCGCCCCGACCGGCGATCATGTTCCTACTGCGATTGCGGTGGCAGCGCCTTATGGTGCCTCCGGTCCGCGCGCTGCCGGTACCAGCCTGACCTCGAATTTGATTGTCGATAATATCGCCAAGACCTTTACGATGGTGGAGTACGGCCTCAGCTTCATTGCGGGGCAGCGAGTGCGGGCGACCTCGATTGGCACGCCCGGCACCTGGATGGAAGGAGTAGTCCAGAGTTTCGACGGCACCGATGTGACCGTCCTGATGGATCTCAAGAGCGGGTCTGGAACGCACGCCGACTGGACGATCGCAGTCACCGGCCAGCCGGGGACGCAAGGTGCGCAAGGCCCGCAAGGCAATCCCGGCACGCCCGGTGGTCCCCCCGGTCCAGTGGGGCCTGCTGGTCCAACCGGTCCGGCTGGCCCGCCCGGACCGGTGGGAGCTGCCAGCACAGTCCCGGGACCGCAAGGCGCAACTGGACCAGCCGGTCCGACCGGACCAACGGGCGATCCCGGTCCGGCCGGGCCGCAAGGTATTGTCGAGGAAGCGCCGAGTGATGGCGATGTCTATGGCCGGGTCGTTACTTCCGGCAGTCCCGCGACTGCAGGTTGGGTCAGCGTCACCGACAACTTCCAGCCGCTCGATGCCGACCTAATCGCGATTGCCGGACTGACCAGCGCGGCCGATCGGTTCGCCTATTACACTGGTGTAGGGACGGCTGCGCTCGCCATCCTGACGCCGGCGGCCAGGACCGTTCTCGATGATCTAACTACCTCCGATATGCGGACGACCTTGGGAGCGCAGCCGGTCGATGCCGAGCTAACTGCGATTGCCGGACTTATCAGTGCGGCTGATGCGGCTCCCTACTTCACCGGCTCCGGCACCGCCGCAGTTATGACGGTAACCGCGGCGGCGCGGACGGTCCTCGACGACACTACCGTAGGAGCTATGCTGACGACGTTGGGTGGGCAACCGCTTGATGGCGAACTTACTGCGATTGCGGGATTGACGAGCGCCGCCGACCAAGTGCCCTACTTCACTGGTTCCGGCACTGCGGCGCTGATGACTATTACGGCGGCGGCGCGCACCGTCCTTGACGACACTACCGTAGGAGCGATGCTCGCCACTTTAGGTGGCCAGCCACTCGATGGCGAGCTCACGGCTATCGCGGGACTTACCAGTGCCGCCGATGCCGCTCCTTACTTCACCGGCTCAGGTACAGCCTCGGTGATGACAGTCACGGCGGCGGCGCGCACCGTGCTTGATGATACGACTGTCGGGGCGATGCTGACGACGTTGGGTGGGCAACCGCTCGATGGTGATCTGACTTCACTCGCCGCGGCGAGTGCCACCAACGCGATTTATTATCGGAGTGCAGCAAACACTTGGAGCACGGTCACTGTCAGCACTGGCTTGGATTTTACTGCCGGCGTTCTTACTTCGACCTCGAGTGGCGGCAACGTCAGCAATTCCGGCACGCCCACGACCGGGCAATACGCCAAGTGGGTGACGGCAACTACCGTTCAAGGGGTCTCTACTGCTACCGTATTGAGCGACATTGGCGCAGCGCCTCTCGCCTCGCCGACGTTTACTGGTGACCCACAGGCACCGACACCCGCGACCACCGACAACGACACGTCGATTGCGACCACTGCCTTTGTCAAAACGGCGCTTATGACTCCACCGCAAGGCCGTCTGACATTGCAGAGTGCCGTGGCGGTGATGATCACGACGCAAGCGGCAAAAACAACAATCTACTACACACCGTGTGTCGGCAACAAGCTACCGATATACGATGGCACTAACATGGTGATGACGACATTCAGCGAGTTGAGTGTTGCCACCACCGACACGACGAAATCGCCCGCCGCTATCGGTGTGTTCAAGGTCAATGACTGGTTCGTGTGGAATGATGCGGGCACCATACGAGTGGGTCACGGTCCCGATTGGACCAGTGATACAACCCGTTCTGCCGGTACGGCGTTGGTTCTCGTCAATGGCATTTGGCTCAACAACGCTGCGATCACCAATGGACCGGCAGCGAGCCGGGGAACGTATGTAGGTACAACGCTGTCCAATGGGAGTTCACAACTCGATTGGATATTTGGGGCATCTAATACCGCAGGATTTTTAGGTCTTTGGAATTGCTACAATCGGCGGCGGGTTGGTTCGCTTATGCGCGAACCAGCTGATAGCTGGACCTATGCGACGGCGGCTTGGCGTGCATACAACAACAACTCACTTGCTGGCCACAAGTTTGTTTGTGGTTTAGCGGAAGATGCATTTATTGCACGCTTTCATGGCATTGTTTCTGGTACTAATGGCGGTGCGATCGGGATCGGTTATGATTTAACAAGTGCCTTTTCCGGTACGACTGCCGAAGCAAATCAGGCAACGTTCTGTCCTCTGATTGCTGAATTTTCGACGACTGCTCTGGGTGTGCATACTTTTCTTGCAATTGAGTATGCCGCAACCGGCTCGACGGTCACATTTTATGGCGATGCTGGGGATGCTTACCACCAATCTGGTATTTATTTTGACGGGTGGATGTGATGGATGCTGGAACACTAAGTGATGCAATTTCGGAAGTATCGCCCGTTGCCAGTGTGTCGGTCGGCAAGGGTGATGATCGTTCGACTTGGACTTGGGTGCCGGGAGCGAGCGCCACGCAGCCGCAGATTGACGCTGGTAACAACGTCATTGCGACTATTCCGATTACCACCAAGAGCAAATCACTTTCCTCGACTGATTTAGCTGGGCGCTTTACTAATGCTGAGTATCGAGCCGCGACTGCGGCCGCGTGGCGTGGTGTAGCAGGCAACGCCAAGAATTGGGATGTCGTTTTTCTCGACCACTCGGTTGATCTGAATAAAAAGAAAGTGACGACGCTGAAAACTTCGCTCGTCACCGATGCCATTTTGACACAAGTGCGTGCTGATGAAATCTTTAGTTAAAAGGAACCAGCAAAATGTATTATCTCAAAGACCATACCCGCATCTGGATCGACAACGTACACGGCAATGACGAGAACGACTCTTGCTTCACGCGCGAGACTGCCTTGCGCACACCGCAGGCTGCCGTCAACCGTGTCATCCAGGAGTTCCATCTCAACAATTTCGGCATTGAGTTTTTCTATTGCTGGAACGATGACGCCCACGGCGTTCCTATTCCCTACCCCGGAGTGATCTTTGCTTATCCGTTTCTCGGCTCGGGACACGACTACGCCATCGCGGTCCGGGGCGAGGTCGATGCCAACGGCTCGGTGCGTGTGCTGATTGAGAACGGGACTGACGGCTGCATCCACTCCGCCGAAGGCGCGCAGCCATACGTCTACGACATCGCGGGCCGCAGCTTTAATGCCGGCGTCCCGATCTTCAAGGCCGCATATAACGGCAAGCTGTTCCTTTACAATGTCGTGATGTACGACTGCGGCGGCTCGATGATCGAGGCCGGTCCGCGCAAGGGCGAGATCGACATCAACGGACCGTGGTGGGTTTACAACACCAATCCCGATCCCAATCACAGCATCGGGGCTGGACTGCTGAATTCCGTAGATCGCAGTTCGATCATGTCGGCTCCCAACGCCACCTGCAACTTGAACGGCAACCCCAAGTATTGGTACGGCGTGATGAACTTGAGCAATCGCGGGCAGATGGAAATTAGAAACCAGTTTGTCGGCGGGGCACGCGGTCGCCATTGGACCAACCAGAGCGATGGCATGTTCCTGACCGGGCACGGCAACGCGGTGAGGCCAGGCGAACCGTTGGTATCTTGGCTGCAGGCGGCTGCTGGCCTGGACGCCTACTTCCCCGGCGATCAGCCGGGCGCATCCCTCGACGGCGGCATGTGGCCGTTGCTGTGATTGTGACCGTCCGCGAAGAGATCGAAGCCGAGCTCGAGCGACAGGGCGAGCGCTGGTCGGACATAATCGCAATATCAATCGGCGGCATCAACGACATCCTCGACCGCAAGCTCGGCAAGAGCGATCTCAATCGCAAAGACCAAGTGCCCTACTTCGAAATCTGGACCGAGCGCCGGGTCTACTTTGCCGCTTATGATGAAGGTTATTTCCTTGGTGTACAGAGCGTGCACCGCAATCCACCCAATGGACTTGCCTCGAAATGAGCTGCCGCTACTGCGATGAAATGCGCCAGCGCGCGATCGCGGCTTGGCAGCAGGTAATGCAATTCCGCAAGGAGCTCGCTAATGGTAATCCCGGCATCCAAGACCCTCGCCGTCCCGGAATGGCTTATGGTGATGCGCGCCATGACCGGAACCTTGGAGGCGCCGGGCAGTGCCGACAATCCGAAAATCTTGGCGATGGCGACAAAGATTGCCGAGGCTTACCCGGAGATGAAAAGCTACTGTGATTTATATAAGCATGACGAGACGCCGTGGTGCGGATTGACGATGGCTTACTGCATGACGATGGCCGGCATCCGGCCGGTATTTGGTCCGACCGACACCGACAAATTTCTGTGGGCGCAGGCGTGGGACGATCCCTCTTTCGGCACCATCATCAACGAGCCGGTGCTCGGTTGCGTAGTGGTGATGAAGCGCAGCGGCGGTGGCCACGTTACCCTGTACGAGAGCACGAGTGGCTCAAACTACATTTGCCGTGGCGGCAATCAAGGGGACTCGATTAACGCCAGCAGCTACCCGAAGAGCAACGTCATTGCTTTGGTCTGGCCGAAGGAAGCCGCCCATATCCTGCCGCCGCAACCCCGTCGCGAGCTTTCGAAAGGCATGACTGGACCGGACGTTAGCTTGCTGCAAGTCTCGCTCGGCATTCCGGCCGATGGTGACTTTGGTGCCATCACCGAAGCCCAGGCCAAGAGCTTCCAAGCCGCCGCTAAGCTCGGCGCTGACGGCATCGTCGGCGATGCTACTTGGGCCGAGCTCGACAGCCTCGATACCCGCAAGAAGGCCGGGAATGATGGCCTGCCGAACCCGGCGGTGTACGACGCCATCAGCAATGCCGTTGGCGCTTCCCCGCTCATCAACTACAGCTGGCCGGACCGGGGCAAAGCGCCGCGCGCCTACCTCGACGGGATGGCGCTAACCTTTGCGCTCGCCTGCGTCGATCTCGAGCGTGGTCTAGTTCGCGTCCAGGAGATGTCGCAAGCCGAGCAAGCCGACGACCAGACCGATGCGCTCACTTGGTACAAGTCCAAGTTTGCCGCCCATGGCATGACCAATACCAAGCCGGGCTACGACACACTGCGGCATTTGTTTGTGATGATGATCGGCCTGGGGATGCGGGAGTCGTCCGGCAAGTATTACGAAGGCCGGGATATGAGCGCGACCAACACCACCGCGGAAACTTGTGAAGCTGGCCTTTTCCAGACCAGCTGGAATATCCGCTCGTGCAGCCCCAACATCGCACCGCTGCTGACCGAGTATTGGAATGATCCAAACGGTTTCCTGCCGTGGTTCCAGAAGGGCCTGAGCCCGACGGCGAATGGACTGGGGAGCTATGGAACTGGCGATGGAGCGCGCTATCAATTCCTCGCCAAGTACTCCCCCGCCTTCCACGCCCTGGTCACCGCGATTGGAATGCGCAAGCTGCGCAAGCATTGGGGCCCGATCAATCGGAATGAAGTCACCATCAACCCGGATGCGGACGTACTGCTTAAGAAGGTGCAGGACATAATTCAAGCGCCCGGGCCCGCGCCGGAACCGGAACCGGAGCCGGGGCCGGAGATGGCTACCGTCGATATTGTGACCACCGGCAAAGTCATCGTGACCATCAACGGCGTTACTTATGGACCTGTAGCCTAGAGTGGTCTAATGAACCCGCCGCCTCCAACGGATGATGATGATGATGATCGCGGCGACTTCCGCGATGAAAGTGTTCCGCGCAGCAAGTATGCGGAAGCGATTGCGCTATTGCGGGAGCGCCAGCGATCCGCCCTCAGGAGACTAGACGAGTACGATAAACGCATCGTTGCGGTAGAGGAAAGACAAAAGTCACTTGATGCGTTGCTAAACAAAGGCTTCGGAGCCATAGCCTTGATCACTGGTGCTGGCGTCTTCGTTGGCTGGCTAATCTCGATTGGTGGCAATGTCTTCCGACTCTTCAAATAATAAAGCTTTGCCGCCTCGGCCGGCTTGGATGGTGTGGTGGAAGCCCTTCATCGTCTTCCTGGCGTTTGGCATTACGACTCTGGCGATCTCGTATGGCTACACGACGCTGGAGTTTATGCGCGAGCCGTTGGAGGTTCGTGATCTCAAGATCGAGCGAACGCCAATCCGGTACGGCGACTCGGTTGTTCTCAGTGGGCACTTCAATCGCAGCAAGCTCTGCCTCGTTACCAGCGACCAGTTCATCTTCGAAGAAAGCGAGATGCTGCTGCTGCGGCGCGAACGTGTCCCCTCCGGGATGGCCAAGCCGGGAGAGACCGTCAAGATCGCCATCTCAACTTCCGGTTACCAGCCAATCCCGCCCGGCAAATATATTCTCCGGATTTTCCTACACTCCGATTGCGGCTATCGGCTCTACACCGTGGAACTGCCTGACGTACAATTTGAGATCATAGAATGATCTTCATCGATTTGATCCAGGCGATGGGCCGGGACGAATTGATTGCCTTCTTCTGGATGTCCATACTGCTTGACGTACCGCGCTATTTCCTCTCGGCCGTCATCTTGGCGATCGTCCGGCCTAGTGGCGTAGGCACCGCTTCCCCGGACCGTCCGGTCAGCGCCATCGTTTCCTGCTACAACGAGGAGCATTCGCTGCGGGCCTGCATCGCCTCCATGCAGGCCAATGGCGTCGGGCAAATCATTATCGTCAATGACGGCTCCAGCGACCGCACCTATGAGGTCGCGGTCGAGACCGGAGCTAGCCTCGTGATCAATCTGCCGGAGCGGATCGGCAAGCCGCTGGCGGTCAATGTCGCCTTACCGCAGTGTACCGGCGAGGCGGTTCTGATTGCCGATGCTGATACCGTGTTTGCTCCCGGCTCGGTCGCGACCGCCCTGAGCTACCTCGAGCCCGGCATTGGCGGCGTTTGTTTCAATCTCGGTGTTGCGAATGAGACGGCCACGCTAACAACCCGTTTCCAGGCGATCGAATACTTCATCATCTTTACCGTGGGCAAGACCATGGCGGATGTATTCAATATCATGCCGAATGTGTCGGGCGCCGCCGGCCTGTATTCGCGCGCCGCCCTGGAGTCGGTAGGCGGGCTCGATTGCGAAGTGGCGGAAGATGCGGCGCTGTCGATGAAGCTGCGCGTCAAAGGCTGGAACCTGCGCTACAGCTACGATGCCTGCGCCGCTACCGAGGCCCCGGAAACTCCGGTGGACCTATTCCTGCAGCGGCTGCGCTGGGATGCCAGCATCGTGACGATCTGGTGGCACAAGTTCGGCTACCTGCTCAACCCGTTTTCCCGGCAGTTCACGCCCCGCAACTTATGCGCCAGCCTCGACGTGCTGGTGTTCTCAATGTTCATGCCGCTGCTGTGGCCACCTTATCTGACTTGGGTGTGGACGAAGATCGGCCTCGATGATTTGCTGATACTATTTGCCGGCGTCCTGACGGCCCTATTCGCGATGGAGGCTTTGATCTTGTTGCTGTTGCGGGCACCAATTAGATATCTGCCTTACCTACCGTATTATTTGGTGGTGCAGACTTTCGTCATGCGGCCGTTCCGGGTCCTGGCGCTGGTCGCGGAATTGGTCTTCAAGGTGACGCACTATGACGACTACATCCCCCGGGCGCAACGCTGGCGGCTCACATGATTTGGAGACGGTGGCTTATCCGCTACCTCTATCTGTTCGGCATAATGTCGTTTCTGACTTGGGTCGGCAACTCGCTGGCTGGCGGCTATCTCTACACTCGAGCGGATGGAATGGTGGTCGGTGATGCCGGTACGGTCTCGCCGGAATATACCGTCACCGTGCTCGAGGTACTGGTGCACAACGGCCAGAAGATCGAGAAGGGCGACATCATTGCGCGGGTCTCGTCGAGCCGGGTGGCGGAATTGAATGCCACGCTCTCGACGAATTCCTCGACGCTGGTAACGCGCATGGCCGAGATATCCGCCAAGGCCTCGATGATCGACCAGCTCGTCACTGCCGCCGATGCTCGCGACAAGCTAATCCAGGCCAACAGCGACCAGCTTAATAAGATCAAGGAGAAGGGCTTCCTGCCGTTGATGACGCAGAATGCCCTGGTTGATCAGGTGTTCAAGGGCAAGCAGGAGCTGGCGGTGCTGCGGGCGGAAAAGGACTCAATGTCGCGGCAGGTAGCGCAGATTATTGCCGCTTCCCGCAACACCGATCAAGCGATCGAGGACTTGGCTACGCTATTCGATCTCGGCCGGATGAAAAGCCCGATGACTGGCTATGTCGCCGGTGTCGATGTCGGCATTGGCGCGGTCGTCAATCCCGGCGAGATCATTGCCGACCTCGTCGGCGAGCACCGCTTCGTCTTGGCTTACTATCCCATCGACCGGCTGTTCGATATCAAGGAAGGCGCTGCTGTTACAATTGATGTCGGGTTCGGTAATTGGCTGTCGGGCAAGATTAGCCGCATCGAGCCAATCGCGGCCCGCCTACCGAAAGAATTTCAGCGCACGCTCTCGCCCGTGGAGCGGCATCAGCTGGTGCGGATTGAGTTCGATGCCGATACCAAGCTGCCGCCGTATTTCACCAAAGTGACTGTGAGGTAGCAAGATGGTGTACGTGCCGACCAAGGAGCAGGCGAAGGGCGCGCTGCGCATCTTCATTCCGACTGCGGTGGTGTACGCCGCAGCCAAAGGCTGGATCCATATCGAGGGCGACACCGAAACTTACACCGCCGATCTCATCGACAGTCTGGCGGGCGCAGTAGTGGCGGCTGCGGTGCTGTGGTCAGTATGGGAAAATTCCCGCACCGGCTTAATCAAGTCGGCGGCTAGCTTGCCGGAAGTCCAGCAGGTCGTCACCGACAAGAAGATGGCGGAGGAAGGTCCGCTCAAGGACAATGTTAAAGTGGTCTCCAAGCGGGAAGAGGTGGACAGCCTGCGCCGCTCCGGTACTCGGGGTAGCCGGGAATGAAAGACCTCCTGCTGGCTGGATTGGACGATGCCGTCAAGCAGCACGTTGCCAATCTATACAACGTCTACATGACGCAACGGAGCAACGAGGCGCTCAACCGCTTCGAGTCCGGGATCGAAAATTCCATCGCCGCCTATTCCGCGCTGCGAAAAGTGATCTGCGACCAATGCGATGGCTGAGAAAGATGATGGCGCAAATCAAATTCCATCTTGACGGTCTGGTAAACCTTCTGCACGACGAGCCAGAGGGACACGCAGTCGTCACGATAACCTACGACCGGCTCACACTGACTGCGAAAGGAGAGAAGATGGTTTACAAACTTCCAGACGACAAGAAGGTTGACGTCAAGGTGTCCTACGTCGATGCGAAGGGGAATGCGGCCAGTGTGGACGGCCCGGTGGAATGGGCTTCGTCCGATGCCGCCATCGTCAGCGTTACCGTTAGCACCGACGATCCCTCGCAAGCTACGGTGGCTGGAGTTGGTCCAGTAGGGCAGGCGCAAGTGACGGTGACCGCCGATGCCGACCTCGGTGAAGGAGTGCGCCAGATCGTTACCACGATGGACGTGGAGATCATTGCGGGTGAAGCCGTCGCCGGGACCATCAGCCCGGTCGGCGAACCGACTCCGGTCTAAGAGAAGTTGGGGTCCGCTTGGGCGGACCCCTTTCGCGCATTATGAAAAAAGAAATTACCATCGTCATCACAGCATTTTTAATAGTCATGCTGCTGATGTTGCTACTGAGCTACCTTGGCTACGATAAATGGACGACTCTTGAACCATAGGAGAGAGACCATGACGCTAGGTCATTGCTACTGGATCCTAATGCTGATCTGGTTCGTATTCGGATTGGCAGTCCATTTCGCTCTTCTGGCTGGCGCGTATGGTGTAGTCGGCGGGACGCTACTGCTGTTCGTTCTATTCGTACTGTTAGGCTGGCAGGTCTTTGGTCCGCCATTGCGCCGGTGACGGACCTCGCTTGCCTTCAACCCACTCAGCAATAAAGGAGAACTGACATGGTCGGGTTTGGCGACATCATCGGCATTGGCTTTCGGATTATCTCGCACAAGGATGATATCCTGAAAGCGTGGAATGACATTGCGCCTATGATTAAGCAGGCGACCGAGACCTATGGCAAGGTGCGGGAGCTGACCGACAAGATTGCGCCCGGGATGTTCGACCAGTTGAAGGCGCAGGTGGCCCCGGACGATCCGCTCGCCAAAGGCGGCGATGACGGCTCGTACTCGGCCACGTGGCTACAAGAGTCGCTCAACGAGCTGCTCGATGCCGGGCTGGAAGTGGACGGCGACATTGGCGAGATGACGCGCAAGGCGATCCGCATGTTCCAAGAAGAGGAGGACTTGGAAGTCGATGGCTGGGCGGGAGCTGGCACCTGCGCTCGTATCCTGCAGCGACTGGAAGAGAAGAAGAAGAAGAAGGCCCGCCTAGCCGAACAGCCAGCCTAGCAGGAAGGCAATCACGACCACGAGGCCGACGAAGATCCAACCGACCTCGTCATCACTCGGCATTTCAGGCCTTTTTGCTGTCTTCAGTGAATGGCCTTTTTGCGCCAGACGCGGATGCTTTGGAACGGCTCTTCTTCGTACCTTGCTTGCCATCGCCGCAACGCCTCATTATTCCTCCACCTTAGCCCCCGCGTTGGGGGCTTTTCTTTTGCGCTGGCCGATGGCAGCACGCGCCTTGTTAGCCGCCGCGGCGTGCCCGGTGACCGCGTCGTCATACGACGAGTAGCGCCACTGATCATGGTCGAGCGGCCCGCCAAAGATCATGGTCTCAAACAGGACCGGCGGCCCTTTGCCATAAATGCGGTGGTCGATGCCGATGAATACCGTGCTCACCGTGCATGCGCTCGTGATCTGCGTGTAGCCGATGTGACGCCTCTCATCCTCCATGAACCGGCCCCACGCTATGACATCATCGGTCACTTCGACCACGTGGTTGTCGGCATCTAGCACGTACAACTTGAACGGAAGTTTGAATGGAAGTTTCATAGCTGTCCATCTTTCATCTGCTGCGCGAGCCACTTTGCAGTTTGCCCTTCGGTCAAATATTTCTGGCCCTTCTTCTTTATCGGATCGAACTCGACTGGTACGTCGAACTCGGACAGAAGCATATGATCGCGCCCCGGCACCGTTATCCGCACATCGTAGCTTGCCCAGTGGAACTCTTTCAGGCCCCGGAAATGCGCGTGCACGGCGGCCCCATCCTTGCGGATATGCGGTCGGACGAAATGAAACACCCGGCGCTTGCGGCCCTTCGCGGTGAGCACAATGTCCCGGTCTTGGAAGAAGTAGGCCATGCGGCGAGGACTTATTCCGAATATGGCGTGCATGTCGTCCTTAGTAATCTCTACCCGCAGCATCGAGAAGTCGGCGAACTCGACATGCTTCACGCAGTCGCAGAACATGTGCGTCAGATGGCTTTGCGCATCCAGCCCATGCTGTGTCGCCCAATTATCGTAGTCGTGCGGAATGCGCCAATCCCACCACGGCCCGATCTTGCCACTGCTGCGTTGGCGGGTCTTGAGCACCCGCAGCTTGCCATCGTTTGAGATATGGATTGGAAACTCCTGCGGCCGGCCCCACTTCCACGGGCGCTTCGGATCGTTCGGCCGATCCCACCATATCGTCAAGGAGTATACCTTGCCGGTCACAACTGGCTGCACCGTCCACGGCGAGCGCTTCAGCTTGCGGAAGTACATGAACTTGGGAGTAGATTGATACCAGCCTTTGCTGTTCTTGGTGATCTCTATCTTCTCTTCCACTGGGTTGATCCCGAATGCCACGCAGCCGAATGCCGGCCACTTGGTTTTGAACCACGGCGGCAGTTCGATCTCGCGGCGATATTGCTCGAGCTCTTCGGGGGTGCGCTTATCCTTGAACTCGGCCGGCTTGGTGCTCCAGGTGTGAGTCGCCGAATACGGCATCAAAGTGGCGCCGAGGATTTTATAGAACTCATAAGCGTCCCGGTCGTGCTTTCGCATCCGATCGAGGTAGACCCAGTATCGGTCCAGCTGGTCTAGGATCGTATCGCGGAAGTTGAACTCGCCGTAGAACTCGGAGCCTTCGAACAGCACCTTATCGCCGGAGCCCTGCAGCCACTCGTCTACAATTAGCTTGTCGTTCGGATCATCAAACTGATCCGGCTCCGCTACCGTTCGCACTTCTTTCCTGGGCGCAGGTGAGTCCGGCCGCATCGTAATCGGGATTGGGATCGGCTCCGTTCCTTCCGGCTTAACGAACTTGTCATGCTTGCGGCGGGCGCGCTCGTACGCCGCCTTGGCTCGGCGCATTCGGCGATTGTCCGGCGGCCTTGGCTTAGGCGGCTCGACTAGCTCGACGGGAGGATCAATCTTGGGAGCAGCAGCAGTTTGGTGGGACCCGCTTCCTTCTCTAAACCAAGCCACCATCTGCTTGAATAGTTTTCCGATCCGCGAAAAGATCGACATGGCGCACCACCTTCCGTTCTCTCCATTTAGACCGAGCCAGAACGAAACTAATATAGCCTGCAGGAACCAGGAAGACCCACAACCAACTCCAACTTGATGACTTTTGTTTCGGCGCAGTGATGCGGAGCGGCTCGAACGGGGGCAGGGGCGGGAGCTCGCGTGGTTTCAACCCGACCGACTTCTCGAGCTCGGCTAGGTCCGGCCAGTAGGTGGTCAGCAGTTGCTCTTCCTCGGGCGTTAATGCCCGCGCCTCGGAAGACGCGGGCAAGTTGTTATGTGAGGTTCGTCGTCCTCCATCCTGCACCACCTCCTCTCCGGTGGAAAGCGGACCCGGCGCCGGGACGATGGCACCGGGCCGCTCCACCGCAACTGGCTTCGCGTCCTGGGGTGTTGGCATACGAGACCAGTGCAGTTCTGTTTTGCTCTTGCCGGGGCGACCTGGGTACCAGCAGCGCCGGCCGTCCACTTCGCGCCACGACCAATAGCCGTCGCCGCTTTTCCGGGAGCTACACTCCATCAGCTCGGCCGTGCGACCGTATGAGATGGTGAGGATGATGATGATCGCGAGCGCAAGCGCTGCCGACACGATCCAGAGTACTATGCGCTCAGACATGCTAGGCCCCTCCGGCGTTGCGAGCTCGTCCCATTCCGCGACTAGGTTCTCAGCCTGCTCCCGTGAAAGAATCACTACGGCGAGCTTGCCCCCGCCCGGGAGCCGGTAAGCTAGATCGTCCCTGATTTTGTCGATGACCTGCACTTTGCCCCCCGCCCGTTTCCGGGGCCTTCATCCTTAGCCTGAACCCCCGTCCCGGCCGGTCCGGGGCCTCGCCTAGGCCTTTTTAGGGGCGACCCGCTAGGTCTACCTAGGCCTGCCCCTAAAACCTCGCCCTAGGCCCTCCTAGCGGCTCGTCCCCTTTCCCCTACCCCTCCCTAAATACCGCCGCCCTTTCGCGACGTCATTCCTCCGGGCAAAGCGGCGGCGCTTGCGGCTTGAGTGGCGGCATCATCGTCGCCAGCAAAAGCCACATCTGCGACTCAGGCGCGATGACCGTCATATCGCGACCTTGAGCTGCAATCTTTTTATCGAGGAACCGTACCGCGTCGCAATCCTCGCCCGCGAGCGCAACGCAGGCATCGCGATAGTCACCGAGCGTCTTCATCAGTAACGCCTAAGCTTGTCGGCCTCGTTTAGCTCGGCCGCAAGATCGAAAAGCTTGCCGCCCTTCTGCGCCAGTTCGAAGGCGAAGGCCCATCTCCTGGCGTGCTGTTGCTCGTCGTAGGTCAGGCCGCAGTTGAGCTTGACGGCGATCTCGTCCATGCCGGGCTCGCCGCAAAGCTGGACGACTTTGATGATCCGTCCAGCCAGTATCTTCTGCTCGTCCGTCACGCATCGACCTCCTGCATGGCTTCGATCTCGTGGGACTCGAGCGGCGGCCGAGCCGGCTGCGGATATCCCATCGCGAGCAGGACTTCCTCCAGCGTATTGTCGGTTTCGATCTTGTGCTTGGTGTTGAACACCAAGACGCAATGGGACTTCATATCCTGGATGCTGCGAAGCTTGCTGGTGTTGACCCAAGTCCGCTGGCCGTTCTCCGAAACTTGGATCCAGATAATCCTAGCCACCTTGTCGGTCTTAGCCATCCGTTTTCCTTCCTTCTTTCAAAGCCTAAAAGTTAGCCACCTTCCTCGGGGTAGGCCGCGCGCTCGGTCATGGCTTCTTCCACCAACGATATAGCATCTTGGCGCGGTCGAGATTGTGTCGATCATCTTTCAACCGGTCGGTATGCACCCCGCATCGACGGCATTTGAAGACTTCGAATTTTTCCAGCCCCATGCCGAAACTACCCCATATGTCTTCGACGTATTGCCAGCGATGCAAATTTATTAAACAGAGTAACTTCAAGGCCGTGCGCTCGGTCATGGCTTCACCAACCGTAAACGTGGTTGGATGTCGTCTGGGCTCATGTAATGGCGCGGCACTGGGCGCGTGCGGAACTCGCAAAACACCACGCCATCGGGGATCGCGCGGCACAGCGGCACATAGAACCGAAAGCCCATGGTTTCACCAATGTCCATTTCAAGCATTCCGCGCTCCACCTCGTAGCGCAGTTCGTGCAAGAGCTTTTCGATACGCTCCCTGCGGAAGTTGGTCGGATCGGCCGTGTGCTCGGTCATGGCTTCACCTGTTCTCCGCCGGATACACTACATAACCGTAGCGATGTAGCCCGTAGCCGCCCCACGGGGGCGCGTAGACCCATAGCGTCGGCTCGCGTGTGCCAAGCCAAAACTTGACTTCCTCGGGGTAGGCCGCGCGCTCGGTCATGGCTTCACTCGGCAATCGACATGACAGTAGCCCGTCGCGGGCCCACCATCGCAATCCGGGTAACGACAAACTGACTGCGGCAGCACAACGTAGGTTTCGATAATCTCCGGCCAATCGAAGCCACACCATACGGTCGGCTCGCCGCAGGTCTTTACCCAATCGTCCCACTGGGCCGTGCGCTCGGGTTTCTTCATCGCATTTTAACCCACTTTCGCTCGTAGCCGATGGCACGTCCGGCAGCCTCGATCGCAGCCGAGGTCGGTCGCTTGGTGATCCCGAAATACCAAGCATGCATGCAGCCGGTCGTCGGGCCGCCCTTGAGTTCGACTTCGTGCAGGTCTTTGCGAGTGACGCGATGACCGAAAAAATCTTCGGTGCGGGTGCGCAGCTCGTCGATGACCGGGTCCTTGGAGCGGAAGCTATAACTTGCGTACAGCTTGAGTCCGTGGCCATTCGTGCGCTTAGCCATTGGCGCCACCTACAACTTTGAGGGCGGGCTTGCGGGCAATAGGCCGGCGCTTGACCTTTCGCTTCGGCGCGACGCGCTTGCCCAGTACCTTCCATTTGCTGTGGAGGCCATTGCCGACATTCTTGAGATAGCCTAGCTCGGCCGACTTGGAAAGGAGCACGCTGTAGCTGCCTTCCGCTCGGCCATGCTTCTTGCAGAACTCGCGCGCAAGGTCGGAGTTGACCTCGCCGAGCTTTCTATTATTGACCCATTGCCGGAACAGCTCGACTAGCTCGTCACCGTTGGTGCGAGGAACCAGCGCGCCGTCTTTTTTCTGGCGAGCATTGATGACCGGCTGCTGGGTTAGGTTGAGAGCATCCCCGGCTAGCAGCCAGAGAACCTTGCCGAGCTTGTCGGCAGTGATGAAGAACTCCACGCGGAATAGTGCTTGGTCTTTAGGCATAGCAATCGTCCCTTCTTGCTGCGATTTACTTCACTGGCTCGAAGCGTAACACCGCCTGCTGACTTTCTATGCTGTACCCCAGGATGCGGCAAGCGGTATCGAACTGCGGAGCTGCCCCAAATAGCATAAGCGCTTGCGACTGGTCAACAGTACCGCGGACTGGGTAAGGAATAGGCCCGCAAAGACTGGAGAATACAAACGCCGTCCCGACAAACATTTGCGGCGGCGGTCCCACCCATCGGCCTTCGACGAGCAAGGTGCCGGGCAGGACAAGGCCGAAGAGGTCCGGCCGCGGCTGCGCATACCGCACCACCATTCCTCCCGGCGTCTGGGTCATGGTCATCAGTGAGCCGTTGTGGACGACCTGCCCAATCGGGCCTGCGTGCGAGGCGACGGTGAAGAAAAGCCACAAAAGGAAAATCAGGGGCAGCAGGCAGATCGTCATCCAGATGAAACGGATTACGAGCGAGATTATGGACGCGACCAAAGCCATGCCGGCGAGGTACTCGGCCCGGCGGCGCAACCGCCGCATCTCCCTGAGCTCATGCTGGTAAGCTTCCAGCAGCTCGGCGGTTTCCTCGTCGGATCCGGGCAGCGGCTCGTACTTCGGCTGCGTAGGTGGCGAGCTGCGCCAACGCGCGCCGCGCGGGAACTGGATTATCTTGGTCATCGAAATCTAGGCTCCACTTTGATGGTCGGGTGGTAGTGTTCCACCGCCCATTTTACTCCGGCATTGAACCCATGCCGCAGGTCGGGATGGCCGGGATAGTAATCGGAGGCGGCGTCTGCGCCTGCGACCCGGCTGGGCCACATCAGCGGCGCTCCGATTGCGTCCCGTATGATAAAAGCAATCGAGGCCATCGCTGATGGATTAAGCCCATTGAGTGCACGGGCGTCCATCTCCAACTTGTCCGCGAGCTTGGAAAGCGTTGTGATGTCGGCACTCATTGGCGTGGCCTCGAGGCGGTGCCGGTAGTCGATCCGCGACTGTCGCGGAAGGTGGTGGTAGTCCCGGCGCTGCCTTGATTGCTGGGTGAAGCCGTCCCGGTAGTCCGGCCGCCCGCATCGCGAAACACGGTGGTGCCTTGACTGTCGGTGCTGGCGGTTCCGATCGTGCGGCCACCGGCATCGCGGATGACGGTCTGCTGCGCCGAGGCCGAGGTCGTGAGCAGCGCCAAGGCTGCAATCGCGATTGTTATTTTAGTCATGTCATTGTTCCTTTGGTTTGAATTTCCATCTCCTGGCGATAACCGAGCTCGGAGATCGCTGCGTCCATCAAGGCCTTCATCAGTTTGGAGCGGTTCGCCGCAATGGGATTTTTGTTGGTGTAGGACAGGATCGCCGCGCTCAAGTCCTGCAAGCTGTGGTCACTGGCATCTTCGAACACACTTTCGAAGGCGCCGATTAGCGCATCGCGGGTACTTACCGGGTCGCAAGCTTGGTCGCTCATTTCTTTCTTCCTCTCAAATTTCCCGCACGAAAATATAGATCCAACTTCCCGCCCACTGATAGACTTGCACCAATAGCCAGCCATCCATTCCGAACTCGTCGAGTTGCGCTTTGTTGGCGGTTGGCTCGGCGGCCGACATCGTTTTGTATTCCCACTGCCGTGCACCGGGCATTATCTTTTCCTCGCTGGCGGCCAACTCCAAACCACCTCGCCATTTATCGCCGTCTGCGGTCGGCGGATTTCACCGCGGACGATGGCCTGCTCCACCTCGACATGCGAGCGATAGAACATGATCTCGGGTGGCGTAATCAGGCTCACGGTTTCCCCGCTGCGGTCGGTCTCGTACAGAACGGCATCGCCGGCATAAAGATTGGCGCCGATGGAAAAGTAAGTCTGCTCGGTGGGTGGGACAAAAAGCGAGAACTCATGCACCACGATGGCGAGGCGATGGCCGGTAATCTGATCGACGGCCACCGAGCCGTGGTCAACCTGCGCCCGGTTTAAGCCGATTGGTCCGTAGGCGTCCTGCACCGCCTTGACGTCCATCGCATCGACGGTACGGGCCTCGGAATCAATTAGGAAGACCTGCATCATCGTGGCGGCCTCGGGTCCGGATGCGCCATCGCATCCAAGGAGCGCTCCAGATCGGCCATGTTGAATGGGATGGCAGCCGTAGGCCGTCCTGCCGGCTCCTTCTCCGGCTTCTCCTTCTCCGGCTTCTCTTCGACCTCCGGGAGCGAGGTCAGCAAGGCCTCGTGCTGCTGGAAGGCCGCGCGGGCATCCTCGCAGCGCTGCAGATATCCGGCGATCCGATCGGCCGCGTGCGAGCTGGCCGTGATGACAGCATTAGCCACCTCGTCGGCATACTTCGCCATCGACTCGCTTTCCTCGCGGACCTTCTTGGCGTAGGAGCGAATGTTCTCGGCGGTCTCGAGGCCAGACTTGCGAATGGCCTCGGCCGTCAGTTCGGTGATTTTCTCAGGCATAGCGCTCTCCGTTTGGGACTAGGGACAGATCACTTACCGGCATCGGCCGGGGCAGGCAAATCCTTTTCGCTGTTATCCTCGCTTTGCTCCAGCTTTGCAGGCTCGGCTTGCGGCACCTCGACCGGCTCGGCGTCGGCCGGGAGCCCCTCGCCTTTATCTACGTCTAGGAACGGCAACTCGATCACGGACTGCACCGGCTCGGGCATCCTTGCCAGCTCCTGCCGTCCGGCCCGCAGCCAGCGCGCGTGCAAGGCCTCGGTCACTTCCTTGTGCTCCCAGGCGGAGCGGACGGCCTCGTCCAAGTAGGTCTCGTCCAGGCCGAAGTCCTCGTAGCCGCGCCGGATCGTATTCAAGTACCACTTGCCGGGCGGCATCACGCCTTCCTGCCGATTCATCTGGTACACGAGGACATCGTGCACCGCGTTGTCGCGCTTGGTCAGAATGGGAAAGGAGAGCTTGCGATAGCTCCCGCCCCCGTCCCGGCCATACTTGCCGTAGCGGACACCCTCGTAGCGATCGAGGACGATCTCATCGTCGGGCGTGATTTCCCAAATGCCGCCGACCACAAGATCGGTCTCGTCACCTTGCTCAATGTCGGCAACGTGGCGAAAGACCAGCTTCCAGCCGGGCAGCTTGAAGGCTCCGACCTTGCGCGCGCTCGTGGCACGGGCCAACATATGCTTCTCGTTTAGGTTGGAGCCATAGCTAAAATAAAATCGGCGCGCCGGGACCGGATGTAGGATCACCGGCTTGCGACCACCGGTGAACCTGTTCCTGTCCTCCTTCTTGGGCTTGGCTTTGAGGCGTGACATTTGCTTTACTCGATTAAGGTTGGGTTGCAGGCCTAGATATAACTCAAGCCTTCGAAGGTTTCAACAGTCCGGCTTCCACCATCCCGGCAATGAACGCGTCGGGCGAGCTCGTGTCGATGTCGTGGCCGGTCTGGGTAAAGGCCCGGTCAGAGACATCCCGCATCCAGGCGGTATCGCTCGTCGCCGGGGAGAAGGAAAGGCCGTGGAGTTCGGTCACGATCTCCTTGGCCGTTCCGGTGTACTCGTGCCCGTTCTCGTCGAGCACGGTGAAGACTTTCGTTTCGGTCTTAGTCATTTTCATTCTCCGGTTTAGAAGGCTGCGTTGGTGGAGGCGAACCGATCCCGCCTTGCGATTAAGAAGGCGGTCTCGGTCTCGCCGGTCTCGATCTGGGCTAGGAAGCCCTCGAGGTTTTCGACGGTGGTGATGGTCTTGCCCTTAGCCGCTGCGATAACAACCGCGGCGCAAAGCCGGACCCAGTTCATAATCTTTTCGGCCTCGACGGTGCCCTGGTGCTGGCGAAACTCGACGGTGTGGTGGCGAGAGTAGGAGGCGAGGTTCAGTTTCCAGAAGCGATCATTCGAGGTGGTGGCCATCGTGTTGATGATCTGGCCGACCGTGGTGAGTTGGTCGACTCGCATCTTGCGATCGGCCGGGACCGCGCGGCAGAACATGTTGGCGCGCCGGGACGGAGCCACGATCGAGTTGAAGTGGCGATCGTGGACGTACATGATATTGACGAGGCGCTGGAAGAAAGGCGCGTTGTCGATCGAGGGCGCAACGCCGACGTGGACGTGCAGGCCGCAGGTGTTATTCACCTTGGCGTCGATCTCGGCGAGGACGCGAGTTGCGATCTCAATCTGCCGGGCGACATCCGAGCCGCGCATCGGAGGCGAGACGAGCTCAAACTGGCCGCGATGGCGCGGAAGGTTGCGGACCTGGACCTGGACCGACATGTCCGAGACGATCTTCCAGTGCGAGCGAAGACCGTGGTTGTAGTGCTCGGCTTGGCAGGGCAGGCCGGCCTCGGTGAGCTTACGGGCGATCGTGATGTTGTCTATGTTGGCCGGCGGCAGGCATTCGATCTCGACGCCGTAGGTCATGTCGGCAAACGTGAGCTCGACCGGATACTCAATCGCGAGGGCCGGAGCCGGGGCCGGCGCGCCGAAGTTAGAGATCCAGGAGTGGCGAACCCGACGGCTGCGACGCGGGCGCAAGGTGCGGATGCGCGGAGTGAAGGTCGGGGCCTGCACCGTGGCCGGGTCCGGGACCTGACCTGCGTTGAAGCCGATGAGAAGGGGAGTGCCGAGGCGAGCCGCGAGGCTCTCAACCCGGGCGCGGGCTTCGTCGTTGGAAACGCGAAGATTGCGATATTCCCGGACGCCGAGGCCGCGGGCAGTCGCGATCTGGGCGAGCCGGTTATACTCAATCATCCATTGGCGAATAGTGGGCATTTCGGCGAACTCCGTTCTGGCCGGTCTTGCTGCCGGCCCCCCTTACTTAAGTCAACGGGCGGCTAAGTCAACAGCGAAATGCAGGGGCAGGCAAAAAAGTTGAGTTAGACTTTAGGCTGGG